AGCAGCGACCGACCCGGCTCCGAGCGATGCGCTGGCGATGGTCGTCCCGTCGTTCGTCTGGGAGAGGCTGTTGCAGATGTTAAACTGGGGACCCCAGTGATACTTGCTCTCACCCGAAGCATTTGGGTCTGCAGCTGGCGCAAACGCGTTGATCGCGCGTCGGAAGAAGACGGGCGGCTCCTTCGCAGCGGTGGTCGGAACGTTGAGATGCGGTGAGTCGGCAGATCCCGTGGATAGGAATCCCGATCCGGATGTGACAAGGTGATAATAGCCACGGCTCGCGACGGGAAGCGTGTTCGTCGGAACGATCTTGTTAATGACATCGTCCGAGAGCTCAACGCGGATACGTCGTGAAACTTTTCCGTACAAGCCCTCCTCAACTACCTTCTGCGCGTCGGCGGTCCGATCGAAATCGAAGTACGTGTTGAGGTCTCCGATCTGCTTGCCTATGAAGGCCGTGCTGTCAGGATCGAGGTTACAACCTGGGTACACCTCAACCACCTGCATCGCGTCTTCCGAATCAGACCAGTTGTAAAGAGCAACGGTGAAGGTTGCATAACCGTCCGGGATTTCTGATGGCGCGATATCTCTGACCACAACCTTGTACGACGTGTTGGAGAACTCTCCGTCACCGCGGGCGTGAATCCTAAACAGGTCGTAGCGAGTTCCACCGAAATTCTGGGAAGCGATGAACGGAGTCAGCGGGTGCTGGTAGCGGTCCTCAAAGTTCTCGTAGTTTGGAACAGTCTGTGATCCTGCGTTTCTTGAGAGCGATCCTGTCATGCAGAATACGATCTCCTCGATCGCAGCGCTTGTGCTCACGCGGCGGACAACACCCTCATCCGCAATTCCCGACCCTGTCGGAACAGCAAAGGAAGGTAGGATATCGTAGTGGTTGTACAGAACGTACCCGTGCTCCTGGATGAGCAATGGATCGGTGTTTAGACGCTTCGCGAAGTAGTTGTCAGATACGACATCGAAGGACGCGGTCAGGACGCTGCGGTAAGCAGATGAGTCGGTGTGACCGTTTAGCAGGAGAACGAAATCCTGCTTGCCGTCGCGAAGATCTAGTGAACCTGTAAACCAGCCTCTTGCGGGTGACGCTGTCACGGCGGTCGATGAGTAATCACTCGAATTAACACCCGGCGCTGAGCTCGATAGGGCAATTTGAACCCCAGAGGCCGCGAGGAGAACACCACGGATGATCGGTTGAGCTGCAGGTGAGGTCTGGAGTCCAGCATCTGAAAAGACCCATGATCCTGCTGACTCTGACATATAACAGCCGAGGAAGTACGTGCGTCCTAGATCGCCAGTCTCAGTAGCGTATGGGTTGTTAGCCAGCTGACCTGTCGAAGTTGAAACTTTCTGACCTCCGACTATGAATCCCGCGTTCGTCACTCGACCGGCATTCACACCGGTGGTGTTACGCTTCTTACCGTCTCCAACTCCAAGAATCCTGACGTATGTGCCCGCAGTAGCCCTGCTGAGCCACTGTGACAGCGCGATCGTTGAGGTGTAATTTACGTTCGTACCCCCGAACTCCGACCTGAACTGGGACTCATTCGCGAATGTGATCGGAACGAAAGCAGTGCCTCGCAAGGCAGTTCCGATCACGCCCGCGGATCGTCCCGTCGGCTGGATCTCGGTTACGACTCCGGTGCTGTCTCTCTCAGGTGTTTCTATGCCTGGTGCAATCATTGATCGAACTCCTTAATCTCTCACTTAACTATTGCTGATCAGACGAACTCAACACCCGCGGGAGTGATGATAAAATCTACTGCGATGAATTCAACGGCGCGGGTCGGAACGACCACGATTCGACCGTTGAGTCTGCTCGCAGCGACATCAGCCTGGGTGTTATTGGTTTCATCGCAGATGATCCTGAACTGCTCAATTCCCGCCTGAGCTCTGATCAAGCTGAGAAGTGGGGTCGCTCGATCAACGAAAGCTCTTCTAGTCGTTGCATCGTTGGGCTCGAAGAGAAGTCCTCGAGCAACGCCGATGATAACGCGCTTGAGCTCCAGGAAGAGGCGTCGAACGTTAACACGATCGAACGCTGACTTTGAGGTCTGAAGTGTGCGTTGTCCGAAGATCACGAATCCGTTTCCTGGGAATGTCGCGATCGGATTGATCAGGTTCTCGTACAGGTAGTCTCTATCCGACGTGCTGAGTCGAACCTCAACGTTTCCTACGAAGTCCAACGCCGCGCGGTTAAAGCCCGCGGGAGCGTACCAAGGATACGAGACCCGATCACCGTAGGCCAGCGCGCCGAGCGCTGCGATCGATGCTGGTGCTTTCACCCTGCGACCGAATGTGGAATCATTCACGAATACGTCCGGGAAGTATGCAGCGACGTAATTGTTGTTCAGGTTACGTGAGAACAGAGAGTTCGCAGTCTTAGTAACATTCGGCTTCAGCCCAGAGGAATCTTCGAAGATTCTAACATCAGAGTCGGTGTAACCAGGAATGTCAATTACGTACATTCCCAGCGCGTATGTCGAAAGACGACGTGCGATGTAATCCGTGACCAGCGGCTCACGGACGCCGGGGATCGAGATCATGTTGACGTTGACAGTGAGCTTCTCTGTCATCATCCTCGCCGCGGCGCGGTAGGAGTTGACAGCGTTGTTGCTCAGCTTCTCACCGTTTGGATCGTATCCAAGGCCAGACCTGATGACGCCCGCCGCGGTGCTCTGCGCCAAACCGCCCACCTCAGTCGAGGTTGCACGATCTCCGAGACGTGCAGCGGCTCCATCGAGAATGTTGACACCGTCGAAGCCACCGTAGAAGACGGTGGAGAACTTAGCGTACTCTGAGAATCTGTTGAAGGTTGAAGGAGAGCTGGAGAGCAGGGACGCGAAGGTTAGACGTGGGTTGGTCGACATTGAGTCGATGATTCTGTAATCCTGCGTGTCTGGTGCACCGTTTCTGATGTACGCAGCCTCCTTCATGTGCACGTCCGATGTTCCAGTCAGGTCGCTGACCGTCTGGTTCGAGAGAGCGACACGTGAGAGCGTGAACTTGTTCGCGTTAAACACGTCGGCATCGGATCCAGTAACAAGCGCGTCAAGCTTCTGAATGCCCTGAAACCTGGAGTACGAAAGGATCAACGGATTGAACTCGGTTCCATCGTTCGAGTTCATGATGGTATCCAGCGCACGTCCGTCGGAAGTTCCAGAAGGAATGAGCTTTTCGAACTTGACTCCCCAGTAGTACCTAGAATCTGGAATCTCGAGGATACCCGGCTCTCCGATGTAAGCAGAGCCGTTAACCTCGCCCTTCGTGATCTTGAACCTGAACGGGAGGGGTGGAACGATCGCACCGGTGAGCTGTGTGGCGACAGGACTGACACACGTCAGTCGCGGCAACTGGTCGGCACCCGCTCCGAAGATCTTACCCCCTTCTGCCAACGCGGCGTTCGTATCCGTGAGCGTCTGTGTCGTGCGGATGACCGGAAGACCCCTGAATCCGAACGGAAGGGCGCTCTTCGGTACAACCCCCGAATCGAGTGTCTGGGAGATTATTACCCTGATCCTGCGGCTTGCGTTGGGGAAACGACCGCTGATCACCAGTCGCTGCTCGGCTTCGTCCGTAGCGTCAAAGTTGAACGTTACCTTACGATCTCCGATTTTCTTCGCGATGTAATTCGGGCTGTTCGGGTTCAGGTCGCATCCGGTGTAGCTCTCGAGAACCATCGTGCTGATGTCGTTATCGTACAGATCGCGCACGAGAACGTCGAAGGTTCCGTAAGGATTGCTGGAATCCGTCGATGCCCTAACGTTCGCGATGGAGATCTTGAAAAGACTGTTGCCGGACGCACCGTCGGTGACTGTCTCGAAGTGGAAGAGATCGTGCTCGAGATTGCCGAATGGCTGCGAAATGATGGCTGGCGTGCGAGCGGTCGTGTAACGCGTATCGAAACGACCGAAGTTCCCCAGGTAGGTGGAATTGGAACCCGATGCGATGGCGATGCACTTATCGCCCGTTGTATCGAGAGGAGCGATCTCATCCTCGACGGGAAGGTCGAGGTAAAGAAGATGCTGCTCGTCCTTGAACTTCTTCGGATCCGTGTTGAGAACCTTCCCGAGATAATCCGTGGAGCTCGGGTCAAGAGAAGCCGTAAGGACGCGGAGACCCGCGTAACCGTCGGTTGTTCCGAACGATGAACCCTCGGAAGAGGAGATAACGAGCTTGAACTTCTTGTAGGTGGAAGAGGACGTGCTAAGATCAGTTGAAGCAACGTCATCGATGAATGCGCCGGTTCCTGACCACTGAGAGCTTGATCCCGTCATGTCGAGCAGCATTCCGCGAGCCCCCGTCGGGAACATCAGGACACCACGAACGATATTCAGCGTGTCCCCGAGACCCGGATTGAAGCTCGGATTATCGCTGAAGATCGGGAACCCTCTCCACTCGGACGGTGCGTCGGCAGAAGCCGGCAGCTTGTGGCGGGCGACGATGAACTGCACAGTGTTGGTCTTACGACCGTCGAAACCAGCCTCATCACCACCTGTGAAATTTGTCTTGGTGATCTCACCGGCGCCCACGTTCGTGAGTGTAACGGTCGTGTTCCCAGCTACACCAGGAACGACCTGCGTCAACGTTAAGGCTGGACCGGCACGAACGACTGTAATTTTCGAAGATCCATGTCCATTGGCGGACGCTATAGCAGTCTTGAGCTCCTCGGCAAGAGTATGCGTGTCCGTTGGGCCGCCCACGTCAACGATGACGTCCGTTCCGTCTAGAGCTCCTGTGGTTCCGACCTTAAAGACGTAGGTCTTGCTGGTTCCATCAGCGCTGATGAGCGCGACTTTCATATTTCCAGCGGTCTGAATCGCTGAAAAATCAACCATCGTTACGGTCGCTGTCGCAAAGTCGGATGTTCCGTCATTCGGAAGGCTCACGGCCTGCCCAGCGAGCTTGAAGCCCGCGTTTCTCACGATGCCCTGGGCAACCGTCGTGGACACATCACCCGCTGTCGCGTTGGCGCCAGCTCCTAGAACTCGAATGAACGTGAGGGCTCCCTTGTGCTTCAGCCACTCATTGGCAGCGTACGTTGCGGGACGATCCGGGTCGAGTCCGCCGAATCGAGCCTCAAAGTCTGCAAAAGATGCCACGGTCGTCGGCACGAACGCCGGCCCCGAGGCAGCCGCGCCGATGATTCCACCCGGGATACCGGATGGGGCCGCGCCCGGCGCTGTAAGCTCAATCTCCTGCTCGAAGAATCCAGGAGAGCGAAAGGTCTGTTCCGACATCAGTTGCTCCTAATCTAATGGGATAATCAGATGTTAAGTATCACGTAGCGGGTGAAACTTCGACATCATTTTAGATCCTTGTCGGTCTTAAATGTTTTCACCACGGTCGTGAACACTTCCTCTCCGTGGGCGCTGGATATGCGACGTGCCTTCACGGTTACATCCATGGGTTTGCCTGTGATGGGATCCTCCTTGAGGTCCCTGGCGATGCTGGGTGTCACGAGTGATGTGGATTCCGTACCTCCTACGGCTGTCGTTAGAGGTTGATGGAATGAAGTTCCTTGGCGCTGCGATCCTGCCGCCGTCCGCTCCGATTGGGATGTGGATGACGTCCCGATGGCTCCAACAGAATCATTATCGTCCACCGTCGCGACTGAGTCAAGAATCCTAGAGTCTATCCTCATATCCGTGACGTTACCAGTTGCTTCGGGCTTCGGCACGCCATCAACAATACCAAATGAGAATTGGGTCGCTGAGAGAGTCCTACGGAGGCCGTTTGGAATCCCTGGGGCATCCGGAAGAACTATGAATGCAGGAACGGTGACGGTCATCGAGTGCTTGATCGCCCTCTCGTCATCGGACATATTGTCGAATGTCGTGTCCGATGATATATCGGGTTCGAATGTCGCGTTGAACCAGTATCCGCTTGATGTCTCAATTCGATAAGATCTCGCGCGAACGTTATGATATCCACTCATGATCGTCGTCAGCAGGTTGTTGCTGTGCTGCATGAACTGGGTCCACAACGTGATCTCATACTTCGCAGTGAAGAACTTCGGGACGGGTATTGATATCGTCTCGTAAATTCCAACTCCTAGATTAGGTTCCAGCTCCCGACCACCTGTCCTGCGCCCTGAGCTGATCTGCGGATCACGTCGTGTTCCCGTTCCCGGAGCGCTTGCATTCTTAAAATTTGTGGAGTTGACGAGACGCTGGTAGACGGCGTCGTCCTTGGAGATCCTTCTCTTTATATCAATCGTGCCGATGTCACCCATCTCGATGGACTTCGAAGCTTGCTGCTCGATACCTGTCCTCGAGATCGTGACAAGCGGCAGGATCAGCGCTCCGTTCTTATCGCGGAGTGGTTCCTTTCTTCTGGTGATCGCGAATCGCTCACCTGTCGCGAAGATGACAGGAACCCGCTTAGTGCTTCCGTCCTTTGTTTCATAAATGAGCGGAAGATCCCGGTTGAAAAGCTCAAAGAGAGCACGATCGACGTCCTCAAGACCACAGCTAGGAACCTTGTAATCATCAGGAACATTGCTACCCTCGTACCCCAATTGTATGGCGTCACGCCCGTATCGTTTGCCTACCGAGTATCTTGTGCTCATTTATCACCGTAGAACGATGAACTTATACCATCAGGTGAAACCTTGTTAGGACCTGTGAGAGGAGCGTCCAGCTTTCCATCCGCCTGCAGCTCGCGGCGATCCGCGGTCTGACCAAGCTCGTTGGTGGATGCGCCGCGCTGCTGCACGAATGTATCTTGCACCACGCGCTCCGTCTCGAGTGTCTGGGCAGCAGGGCCCTGGACCATCCGATCGATGAGACCTTCCCGTGCCTGCTTGCCTGCCAGCTTGTATCCAGTGATATGCTCAACCTGTCCGAAGATCTTACTGATCGTGACGACCTGCGTTATCTCAAAGAATACTGAGCCATATGAGAAGAAGTCTCCCATCTTCAAATGTAGACCCTTGTCAATGAGATCCTGCGCGTGCACTCGAGCCTCGATCGAATGAAATTTCTCGCTGCTGAATTTGTTCGTTTTGATCTCACCCGCTGACCATTCAACAAGAGCGTCGACCTCCAGCGGCGGGTCGAATACCTTCTCGACAGACTCCTCGTAAACGTCATGGACTTGAGTGACATCAGTTCGTACAGCGTAATAGTAGATCTTCTGCCCGATCACGTCCTTGATGACCTCTTTGGTAAGATCACTGATCAGGTCAAGCTCTCTGGGAGTTATGAAAAGACGAGCCATTACATCACCCTATCGTGATCACGCGTCCCATTGGGACCGGGATCGACTTCAGGATCTTCTGAACGTTATCAATTTCCGTCGCCTTCGTCTCGATCAGCTTGTTGTAGGTCATCGAATCGAGCATTTCTTTCAGATCGGTTCGAAGTTTATCCTTCTCTTCCTTGGCAGCTGACTTGAGATCTCCTCCATCCAACTGTAGGTCACCGCCCGGAATTGGAACTGAGTTGAACTTCGATCTTATCATTCCAAGCAGCTCCTTGGAGAGAGCCAAAGTATACTGCCTGACCCACTGCCGGGCGAGGGAATTAACTTTCGAGTATATGAAATTGCCATAGGGAACGTTGGAAAGATTGGAGACACCACCGATCGAATTGTCGGTAAAAGCTGGATTCAACGGGTTCGATTCGAAACCGACCCGTATCCACAGCTTTAAAGGATTCTCTGCCGTGGGGGTCGGAAAGATCCTAAGTTTGGTTCCGGTCACACGATAGCTGTAATTCGAGCGACGGACGCGATTCGAGATGTTCATCTGCCCGCCGCGGAGAATATCCTCGAACACCGGTAGGACATAAAAGACGGTCTCAGGCGTGAATGATTCGAACGAGAACTCGTTGTTGAGGTAGTTGATTGCCGATGTCGTATCGAAGAATCGATAGGCCGCCGATGGGTTAAAGTGCATGATCTCGAACACCCTCATCTTCCTGTGCTCAGGATTGAGGGACGAGCTCACGACGGGGGTTCCTGTCGATGGATCGAGCAGCTCAGAGTAGAGATCGTAGTCCTGCACGTTCTGTCGAAGTTGTATCGAACCTGACACGGAATTGTAAGTGCCTCCCAATCCAGCTTCGACAGCGTATGGTTCCGCGAGTCTTATGATGTAGTTGAGGGTATCACGTGGTAGCTTCTGGGTTGCCTCATTCAAGCTGCCAGTCTGCATGCCAAGAAGAGAGAGAAGCTGACTTCTCGCCTGGTACTGGTTGACGATGGATCCATACTCGAGGAATGCCTCCTCAAAGCATGCCCAGATCTGCTTTTTTGTTAATTCCACAGAGAGGACGTCATCTCCCAACTTGCGCTTCACGAATGTGATCATGGCGTCCGCCTCTGTCTGGAACTCAGAGTCAGAGTCAAAAAAGCCGAACGGCGTTGGGTTTAACGTGGTCATGAAAGTTGACACGGCCGACCTCCTAATCTAAATAGGAGGTCGGCCGTTGTTTGCCGAGCTAGCTGATCAAGATTTACAGCAGGACCCGCGCGCGATTCTCCGGTGTGACATTCTCTGATAGAAGCTTGCGAGCGTACGATATCGTGCACACCTCAAGCGCGAGCCTGTCTAGGGCGGCTCGTGCCACAGACTCGGGCATCGCCTGCCCGGCTGCCTTAACCGCGCCGCCTGCGGCTATGAGACCGTCACCGACTGCAATAACGGCAGCCTTAATCGCAGCGCCCAGCGCCCGTATTCCAGCGAGCCCAAGCCCAAGGAGGCTCGTGATCACTGCGCCGATGAGACCCGCGACGGCTGCAATTGCTCCTCCTATAGCCGCGAGAACCGCTCCGACACCAGCAACGACGGCGCGAAGCATGTTACCGACGCTCGCGAATCCTGCTTGGATCGTTGCACCGGCAGCAGAGAAAGCATTCGTGAATGCAGCTTCAATAGCCGTAGCGAACGCACGATAGCTGCACTTATTCGGACCTTGCACGAAACCTGCTTTTGCGGCGCGGATTCCCTGCGCGAGTGTCCCAATATAGGTAAGACACGCTCCGATGAGCTCATTCGCGCCTCCAACAGCTGCATCCGCGAGACCAGCAAAGAATCCGCCGCCCTCTCCCATCGTTGCAGCTCTCTGACCTGCGGCGATGATGTCGGCGGGCTGCACTGGAAGCGCATCCTGGATCATCAGATCTACGTAAAAAGCAGCCGCCGTCGTGTTCCTCACGACGCTTCCAAGCTTCTGCTTGAGACCTGCACTCATCGATGCGAGATTACATCCAGGAAGCGTGCCTGCACCGCCACCGGCCGCTGCTCCACCACCACCACCACCACCGCCAGAAGTTGGAATCAGATTTCCTGACTTCGGGATAATTCTTCCGATCGACGACTCGACGGGGCCCGATATGACCTTAATCTTACCGCCGCCGACGTCCTCATATGTGAATGGATCACCGAATCCAGTTCTGTAAGCACCGGGCCCGCGGTTCGCGTCGTCAAGCACGAAATAAGGATCATCCTTGTAACGTGCTGTGTAGTTTGCCTGTACGCCCTTCTCCTTCAACCAGTCGGATGTTTTCTTCCCGGTATTCACAGCAGCCTCGGTGAGGCGTGACGAACGACGAAGCTCCTCATTCACGATCGCGCGGAGCTGTCTCTCTGAAATTCTCATATCTGATTCTCCTTGTTTGTAATTATTCGTACGAATTGATTCTAGAAGGGCGCGAAGTGCTAATCTTCTGCCGTCTTGAATATCTCCATGCTGGCCTTTAATTATACTCCAATACTTGTCTTTCATTTCCTGACTTAAGCTTTGCGGTACGTAGCGATCGAACGCGCCTTTATCATCGTCAGCTATGAACTGTCGCATCTTTGTTCCTGAGATGTCGACGGTCTCAGTCCTTGGAACTCCGACCTGTTGCAATTTAGCGAGGGCTTCCGGATCCCTGATTCTCTCCGCCATCTTCGCGGGAGAGTACTTGACCCTAGCGTCCTCCTCGTCGGAGTAGAATACGAATTTACTGACCACGTTCTTCAGCTCTTTCATCTTGTCTACTGCGATATCGAGCGGTGACTCCGAGGTGATGATAAGCGTTGCGTTCGGATAGTCACGATGAAATTGCGGTTCCAGTACCGCTTTCCATGCATCGATCATGATTCCCGATGGGATCTCACCACGACCAGCAGTCGAGGTGATGATGAGCGCCTCATCGCACTCACGACGTGTTCTATCTATCATCTGCCAGTGGCCCTCGTGCACAGGCTTACCAGCGAGGACGAAGATGCCGACGCTGATACCGTTTTGAGTTCCAATTGCAAGTCTTCTCATGACCTGGGATTTGGTCGTTAGAAACAGGTCTTCCTGACGCTGAATCAGAGATTTTGGATGTGATAGGGCCCCGAGTCGATTGGAGATAGCTGCGTCGAAGTAACACTCTTGATGGATGTCCTGTAGGATCTCGTCAAACTCCGCCTCTGGCACATTCCTTCGCTGCTGCGGTGCGAATTCCTGCGCTATTTCACCCGCGATACCGACGACGGTGTTCCAGTACTCTTGCTCTGCCTCCTGGGTCTCAGCTCGAAACTTCTTCTTTATATTGAGGCGATGCTGCTTATCGTGTTGATCGTAGCGTAGAGCTTTATAAAGTGCACCCGCGGCCGACGTGCTGAAAACAGCGCCTTCGGCAGCAGGGTACTCACCCTTTTTCGAGACGTCCGCATCCGTGGAGAGGGTCGTCTGAAAGTCAGAAAACATCGAGTATATTGCGTTGACGATCTTCAATGGTCGATCAGGACCGTTATCGTCATACGCCGCTTTTAGATTATCAAAAAGGTTCACATAACGATTTTGGATCATCCGGCTTCTGATCCCGTTCCTAAACTCTTCGAGACTTGAAAGACGACCTTCAAACAGAACGGGATAGGTGCTTACGCCCAGAGTATTCGCGTATGTTGTAAGGTTCGGTTGTCCATCCTCGGGAGTAATATCGGTGACCAGATGGGTACCAGTTGCCTTGTATCTTGATTTTCCGTACAGGGTGAGGAAAATGCCGTGCTTCTGTGGGTATTCACGGCTGATCGTAGGTTTTCTCTGCACAAACTCAAGAAAGAATTCAGTCCCGGGTGGAATCGAAGCGGTGTTCGAATGAACTCTGGCCATGTGCGAATGAACAAGGGAGTACTGAGCCGTTCCACTTGAGGAGGACCTGACCTCCTCCTCACGTGATGAGAGGCCACGTGCTTCGCCCGGGTAAATGATGTTTCCTTTGTACGCGATATACCAGTTTTTCGTGTAATCGTCGGGGTCGAAAGGATTGTTGCGACGAAGAAGGGTGAGCTTTGTTCCGTCGATCTTTTCGACAATTTTTATATTGGGGTCGTTCAAGAATGCTTGGGCTTTTCTTCGATCATTCGCAAGAGCACGCCCTTCCACACCGTCGCGGGCCAACGCATCCTTGAGATCTTCTATGGATATGTTTGTCGACATCAGCTACCCCACACAGCAGCTTCGATGAGCCTGCCAATACGCCTCATCCTCGATTCATCAACTCTGGGTTGATCATCATCTTCTACGAAACCTGCCTGTCCACGAATTTTGTATCTTGAGTAGAAGTCATTCTTCATCGCCTCCACATTAATGGTGGAGGCCTCAGCTTCGGGAAGATGTTGACGAAAAACTTCAAGCACCTTGTCCTTCACACTGCGATCCTCCTCTGGATCTGTTGCTGAGAGTTGTTGCCCACGATCTCCGAAAAAGCGATCGACCATCTCCTCATATACTTTCACGATTTCCTGTGGCGTGAATCTATTTTTAAGCAACTCCAACGCACCGAGAAATGATCCGAAATTTTCGAGGTCTTCCTCGGTCGCCGGTGGATTTACACCCATCAGATTATCAAAGATAAGCTTAACATCACGTATTGCATTAGTTCTCTCAGCGCGCTTCAGATATTTGTAAACTTCATCGCCGTTGTAAGTCCAATCGAGACGTTGATAACGATCGCCCAAACCAGTTACAAGATCAAGTGTCCGAACTGGTCTGAGGGGAGCAGGCATTTTTGATTCATGACCTATCTCAATCCTGACTCTTCTTTCTGCTTCTTCACGCGCCTTTTCAGGGTTCTTACGCTTTTGAGCAGCTAGAATCTCACTCTCACGCTGACTCACTCGCTTCTCAATTTCCTCTGGCGTCGGAGGAGCGTAGCTTGGGTTTGCCGTCATTTTTACCGCGGGTTTCTCCGCCGTCGCTGTCGGAGTAGCCTCACGAGCTCCGACTGGTGGTGGAGACCTCACGGCTGCAATCGAGAACAGCAGAACTTTATGAGCGAGACCCTTAACGCCCGCTATGACGTCCCGCCACGCCGAAGAGTATGAGAACTTTGCCCATTCAGAGGGTCGTCCGCTCTCGTACTCAGAACCTTCGAAGTCAATCTGGAAGAATGTGTCTCCCTCACCCTCTGGGGCTTGGGAGTCCCACGTGTAGGCGAAAAGAGCGTTGATCTGGTGCGATCCTGGTGATTTTTTGTTATGACCGACATAGGCGATCTTGGGCGTGAGCTGCGCGTCTTCACGTCTGTTGAGAGTTTGAAACAATCTGTCCATTTTATCGACTGGTACCGTAAGGTCGATATCTCCTACCGCGGGTTTGTATGTCACGAATTCATCATCCGACAACGTCTCAGGAGGTGCAAAAAGATGTGAGGATGATCCGTTAAACGCGAATCCTGACCCGAGGATATCATCACGCTGCGTGCGATCCCAGATAGGCTCCCCGTGATCTCTCTCGAACTCTTCGTCAAGCTTACGAAGCATCTCGATCACGTCAGTCCTGAGCTGCTGCCTCGTGATCCTACCGGATCTTAGATCGATCTTCTCGGCGTACGCTTCACGACCGCGGAAAGTTTTAATTTGCTCGCCTCCGACGACGAGGCCAGTGGCAGGGTCACGAACAAGAGCACGGGTGTTTCCGCCCTCGTTGATTGAACCTGAATCGAAGATAAACTTAGCGATGCTAAACATGCAAATCTAAATATGTCTCACAAACTAAAACGGCCACCTCTTTCGAGGTGGCCGCCCTAGATTGACCCCGCGGTCAGAACATCAGATGATGTTCATGTCGAGGCAGGTGACCGTTCCGTAGAAGTCGGAGCGGACCATCTTCTTGCCGTAGCGGGTCATGACACCCTTGCGTGGCGTGAAGTCCTCGGGCGCGAAGATCGTCGGAGTGACGATGAGCGGGACGTAGGGGGCGTAGACGTAGCCGGTCTCGAGGTAGCTGCCGCCCTTGAAGCCGACGAGGATCTTGTTACGGGGGAAGTAAGGATCCTTGTAGACCGTGAAGCGGTTCGAGAGAGTACCGACCTTCTCCGCGCCGATCGAGAACGGGGCGCCGACCTGGCCGGAGCCGTCGATGCTGTAGCTCGGACGGTAGTACGTGGAGGCCTCGAGGATCGTCGCGACGTCCGGGCCGACAACGATGAAGTTGGCGGAGCCGCGGAGGGTCTTGCGGTGGATCTCGTTGGCGACGTCGATGATCGTCTCGGTGAGCGTCTCGTACCACTCGCGGACCGTACCGGTGAAGTTCGGGCCGGGCTGCGTAGCGCCGCTGCGGGTGATTTCGGTGCCTGTGGTCTTATTGACGAACTTGCCAGGAGCGCGGCTCCAGAAGTAGTTCGCACCGTTCGCCTGGGTGAGGAGGTCGTTCAGGATCTCGCGGTCGAGCTCGAGAGCGATCTGCTCGGAGAGGATCTGGGTGAGCTCAACCTCAGCGTCGATGCTGTGGTAAGCGTTCAGATCCTGTGCGAGCTCCGGAGACCAACGAGCGCGGAGCTTGCGGGTCGTCGCGGTGACGGCGATCGACTCGATCTTGATGTCGATCTCGGGGATGACCGGGGAGGGGGTCGCGCCGAAGTTCGACTCGAAGACCGGAATGGTGACCGTGGAGCCGGTGGAGCTCTCAACGTCGAGCGCCGAGGCGAGCGGGTAGCTGAGCGAGCAGCTCGCCGCCATGTTCGCAGCCGCAGTACCGGTCACAACGCAGAGAAGGTGCGTACCGGAGAGCGGGGTCGGGGTGAATGTTGATCCGTCCCAGGATCCGATCTGGTTCAGTCGACGAAGGTTGAGGACATTAGTGCCACCCTGGAAACCCTCACCCCATGCGCGGGTGTTGAGAGGGTTGTTCACCGTGCCAGCCTTGGCGACGAGAGCAAACTCCTTCGCGAGAGTGTGATCAGCGGAGGAAGAGATGTTACCGAGCGTAACGACGGCGAACTTGAACTGGGCTGTTGCCACACCAGCAGTTCCGTTCTCGATCAGGCTTGTGAGAGCAGGATCGAAACCGAGGAGACGACCATCCGTGCCTGTGGCGAAGATGTAGTTCGTCGCTGCGAAGGCGCCCGAGCCACCGAAGGCGCCGGAAGCAGCCACCGTGACGTCAGTGTGTCCGTGGACGCGGCTGAAGCTGACACCGGCGAGGTCGTACATACCGCCCGTCGCGAGAGAGCCTGTCTGGATGCCCTTGCCCGCTGGGTTGTTGTAGATCGACTGGCCCGCAGTGTAGGTCGAGGCCGCAGCGTTGTCGCTGAGGTTCGGACCTGCGAGGCCGCCCACGTTGCTACCGTAGGTGTAATCCAGGTAGAACAGGAGACCCGAGGGAAGGCTCATCGGCTGGATCGAGACGAGCTCGTTCGCCACGAGGCCGCCGAAGACGCGACGGACGATGGGGAACGCGATGTTCGAGAAGCCGCGGATGTCGCCGTTGCCAGCGGCGGTGGAGCCGCCACCTGACGAGAGAGCGTTCGACTCACGGAGGAGGTTAGCAGTCTGGTTCTCGAGGAGGCGAGCCATGTTCTCGCGATTGGTGCCCTCGAGGCCACGAAGCAGGCCGGTGCGGCTCCACTTCTCAACGAGGCGGCTGTTCTCCGCCCCAACGTCACGCCCGCGGATTCCCTCGGCGAGCTGATCTAGTGTGAAAGTCCTTGACATTTTATTTTCTCCAATTTAGAAAAGATTTAGAAACTGATCAAAACCAACGGGGCAATCACTTGCCCGACTTGATACCTGCGAGGACAGCCCAGCGATCCACCTCGACGGATTCATTCAGGCTAGCAGCAGGGCTAGCTGACCGCGTCGATCTGGAGGACGAACCAAGGATCCGACCCTCAGTCATCGTGCCTGACTTCGACTTGAGAGACTCAGTCAGGCTGGTGTAGAGAAGCTTTGCCTCTCGCACCGACTTCGCAGCGTCGAGCGACTCAACGATCGCTCTCTGCTGACGTGGGGTGAGGTCCCGGTTCTGCATCAGCTTATTGACATAGAGAAGCTTCGCGTTGAACAGGTTAACCTCCTCGAGCTGCTCGCGGAGGGCAACAGCCTCCTTGGCAGCCTCAACCAGCTTGGACTTGAGAGCACGATTCATGCGTGCCTCCTCGACCCTGGCATTACGCTCTTCCTTGGCAGCCTCGGTAGCCTTCTTGGCAACCTTGAGAGCCTTCTCGGCGACCTCCTCGGCCTCCTCAAGCTCGTCCATCTCAGACTCGGAGAGATGATTCAACTCATCCGGAAGGCTCTCGACGGAACCACCACCAAAACTCTTGGGCATCGCGTCCTTGATGCCCTTTGCATTCTTACCCTTGGAGCTCTTAGCCTCACGGAGGCGACGGAGCTCACGACGGAGCATGGACTCATCAACGTGGAAAGTCTTGCTCTCCATCATGCTGTCGTCATCCATCTCGTCAAGCTCGGGATCCATCATCTCGTCGAGCTCGGAGTCAGCCATCTCCTCAACGTGATATCCTTCTTCCTCATCGAGGTCAGAATCCATCATCTCATCGAGGTCCATCTCGTCGTACATCTCCTCATCGAGATCATACTCAGATGGAGCGGGGGGAGCAGCCGGTGGGGGTTCGGGTGCAACTGGAGCACCAGCTCCAGTATCAGCGACGTCGACCGGCATCTCACCGCCGGCTCCCTCGGCACCAGCCTCCATCTCGTCACCGAGATCAACTGTGAAAGTCATTGCCTTGAGCTTCTCTTTGACAGTGTCATCGAGACCCTCAAGATCAGCTGGCTCAAACATGAGCTTCGCTTCATTACGAAGGCGAGGCCTTCTCTCCATTTCCTCGAGCAGACGGCGGAACCGCGCGCTAGTTGACATATCTCTTATCTCCTTTACGATGCTGTTGAATTTTTTCCTGATCTCAGGAGTGCTACCATTAGATATCATATGATTCCTGAAATCATTGACATTTTTAACCAGAATTGCATACGCTGACCTAAAATTCACGCTCTCGGTCAACGGAAGTTTGTGTGAAACTCTCTTGAGAGATTCGAATTGGCGACGAATCTTCCCGAGCGAGACTCTTTCGCGATGACGCTCTCCTAGAACCATATCAGCCAACGCGTTCAGAGCTTCCTCATTCATCGACACATCGACGTCATCACCCTCAGCTACGTCAGCGTCCGCAGCAGCAGATGCCTCACCGTGCTTATCAACGCGAACGTTGATCTTCACCTCTGTTCCGGAGGCAGTTTTGGTTGTCACCGTGTGAGTGACCTCCTCATCGGGATCAGGTGCGGGCGCCCCAGGAGCAGCAGCGGCTGCAGGAGCTGGTGCGGCGACAGCAGCAGCAGGATCGTCTGGTAAGGGTTCGAGATCAAGGTTCGGAGCTTCCTCAGTAGCTTCCTCTTCCTCTCCCTGCTCAGCTAAAATCTGCCGCTCGATCATCCGACGGATCTGCGGTGAAATTGACTCGATAATCTTATTTCTTGCATTTCTCTCCGCCATCTCCTTGAGAGACTTGGCGTCTGCGATCGCTTCATCATAAAGATTCGACATGTTGTATCCCTACGCTCAATTAACTATATCGCTCTCATTCTTTTTCGAGGTCCTGCCGCAAATGAATTGCTCTGATCAAGCGACGAAGTCTGGACATCGTCAACTCGTCAGGTCCAGGTATCTCCTCTAAAGTGTAAGCAGGTTCCATGGATCCCGCATCTCGAAGCGGTAGTGAGCTGGAATATCCAGCTTTTGATCCAGCGAGTGATATTCTGGCCGGAGCAGGTCTAATCGCCGGACCATCGGCGCCAACCCCCAGAATACCCTGCTTATTTTTGTACAGATTTGGAATCGGAGACATTCCACGACCCGTCGTCTGCTCGTGCATCCAGAAATCAGCGCCCACGAATCGACGATTATCCGCAGCACGATCGGCATACGAGTCCCAGCGAATGTGACCCTGACCCGCCTTGTTACCTATCGCAACTTGCGTTTCTGGGTCATCAATCTCCGGCTCATCATCGACATCGTGCTCTGGCGGCTCGACATAAGGCCAAATTGCACCGCGTGAACGAGGAAGATCTCGTCTAGCGTCCGTGCCGTAACCAAGACCTGTTCTAACGTCGTAGTTCGGATTGTTAGCTTCGCTAATCTTCCTGTAAGACATTTATCACGAAGGTGACGGTGTTGCCGGTGTGTCGTCGCCCAAAGCTCCGTCGTTGATCGTGTGAGTGTGGACCGTCCCGCTGGATAGATTGGCTCCGCTCTTACCGAGCGGCGCGATGGGTCCGGTCGGTACGATCGTGGTTTGAGAGATGATCGCAGCTGTTGCCGATGGAAGCACAGTGTCAACCGTTGCGCCTGTTCCGAAGTTGTCATTCGGAGAACGAGGATCACCCCCGAGCTTAGTTCCTTCTCCACCTGCAGGATCGCTGTTAGCGATAAGATTCGGGTAGTAAGATGAATCGAATCCAGGTGGAGGCGTAGATAGGTCGGGAGACTCTCCGTAATTCATGTCGACAGGGTTGTCGAAGTGCGGGTAATTTAGCGTGTCGGATTGAGTGTCTGGAGATATAAGCCCTGCTGCGACAGATCGATATGCTGCGTCAGACTGTGCCGTCGTAGATAGCGCGTCGGAATAATACGTCGGAGATTTTGGAAACATCTTTTTCAATGTTGCCGTGTCAGACCTCGAAGTGCCCGTAGAGCTTGTCGTGATCGTTGATCGAGACGATTCGGGGGATGTGATTGTTGGATACCTTCCAGGCATGATGCTTATCTCCTATCCTCTAATTATTCGCTCGATCAGAGCTGCTCGAGGATACGGGAACGAATTTCCTGACGAGCCTCATTAACCTCGGAGAGTTGCTGCGCAAGCTCAGCTGCTTCTTTCTGGAGGTTCTTGTAGTGCTGCACTTCCTTGGCGAGAGTGTGCGCCATATCCTTTGCCTCGACCTCTCGAGTCTGCTTCGCGACCTTTTCAACGTCCTGCGCCTTGCCGGATGGCTTCTTGGCGCGCGACTTGAGGATCTTCTTCTTCTCCTCGTTGATAATACGACGAAGGATATCAGGCGTGAGATTTACGACTCTTGACATACGGAACTCCTTATGGTGATCAACGTTTAACTATTATCTCAAGTTGATTATCACACCGCTTTTTTAGACGACGCAAAAGCGAGATCAGCCCAGTTGGATGCTCCCTCGAATATAGACATCGGGTCAACATTCGTCACACCGTTCACGTCATCAGCCCGCTGGGCCAGCGCGGATCCTGGTGAACGATCGGCGGACATCTGGGCTGGTAGAGTGTTTCTAACGGTGTCCTCGAATATCTGCTTCATGATATCGCGCTGCTCGGCCGGAAAAGCAGTGGCTAGCTCATTTACGACGGGCGGCACTGGCCTTCGACCTTGAGCCTGATTCGCGACACGTGAAGCTCCATCAGAGAAGCTGATGCTGTCCAGATGTTTTTTTCCGGACGCCGGTGGGCTAACCCGCACCGACTCTTGAACGCTCTTCGTCACAGGACGATGGGCTGGCTTGATACCATCCAGCATAACCTCGAGAATGCATTCTTTGATTATGTCCTTCAACTCAGATCTTGTCATCGCCATTCATTTCTTCCATGTTAGAATATCGTTGAATATTCTATCGATGCGATCACTTCTATTAAACGTTCTCGAAAGATCTGCCTGCTTGACCTGACGACCTTCACGCATCATGAAAGCGCCCGGTGTCGAGGGCTCGGAAACGAAATCCCAGCATATGAGCTGGAAGTCGTCCTGTACTATCTGATGCTCGCCGGACTTTCGTGTGGACCCAACGCCTCGTGATGAAATTCCCAACGTGACACCAGCCTCGACCAAGCTTTGAAGGATCTTGCCACACGGAGTATCGAGAATCTCGACCGAACCGTAGCAGACATTGCCCTCCATGTACGCTTCACGAACGATGTGGCTTACTTTCTTAAGCTCTACCACGGAGGAATCTGGGTGATCACATTCTCCCAATGCTCGATTCTCGCGAATAAACTTCTGATAGTTGCGAACTTCACGTTCGAGGATATCGCGTGGATACACTCGTCCATTCTGATTGAGAGTCTCAGCTTTCTGGAGGATCCCTTTCATGATAAGCTTTCCCCCGTTCGCGGCCCTGTTCTCCTTTATCGACTTCGCGTCATAGGAGAAGGGTGTCCACTCCGTTAACAGAGTCAGTGATTTGTCACTCATCTTTACTCTCCAGTTCTTGGTAAAGCTGCGTCATCTGCATGAATTTCACAATGCTTGAATCATCCAGCGATTTAGCGTTTGCACTCTCAACCAATGCTTTAACGTCTTCAAGTTTCTCTGAAAGAACCTGACTGTCTGTTGAATCTCTTAATCTATCGAGACCTCTCAGGGCTCTACGTTTGATGCTCTCAAGCATTCTCTCGTCCACGGACCCGTGCACGTAATCGCGAATGAGAGCGCGTTGCGTCTCATTGAGCTTATCTCCCCACTTCTTTTCGAACTTTTCATTCATCAACTTGACCGTCAAGGATGAAACTTCTTTGGTGGTAAGCTCTTCCAACCGCTCGCCCGTATCTTTTTCCGCCTTCATCCACTCCAAAAGCTTGCTCTCATAATCGATCACACGGTTTAGGTCGGCTTCTTCCTCTTTACGCCAATCGTTAAGCAGGGTTTGAACGGTTGCGTATGTGCGGTATTCCCTGACGGGCTGGTTAAAAAAATCAGGATCGTTGACAATTTTATTGATGTCACGTATTAGGGCTGACTTCTCAATATCGATCTGCTGTTGGGAGAACGAATGAACTCCCCGGCGCGCCTCCTGTATGAGACGTAGGCCGAGTGATTCCGTCTTTACCGTGGTGTTTAGAAGCGCTTGAAATAATCTAAATTCACGAAAAATCTCGGTACCAGGCTTGTAGTACTTCTTGATTATAGACGTACACTTAGCGGCTGTCGCGACGTCATTATCAACCAAAGCAGCAGAAGCTCTACGAAGCAGCTGCTCATAGATGATTCCGACGTTTCTTTTCTTGTTGTGTTGATTACTCATCTGCGCTTCCTGAATTGTTAAGTATCTCTGATGATTCTGACATGAGAGTACTTCTTGCATTACTTATGCTGCTGCGCATGTGCTTTAGCGCGTGTCCCATCTCAGGAGTCATCTTTGTCTTTGAGAATGGAAGGTCATCGTAGAGCTCTTGCACCAAGCTGAGACTCTTTTTTGATTCGGTGGCAACCGAGAGCAGCTCATCCTCGTCGAACACCTTATTCGAGGTGTCCTGATCACGCGCCCAGCTTCCGACGCCTGCCATCTTGAACATGTCTGGCATTTCGATGGATGCTGCAGTGCTACGATCACGGGTGGTTTCCACCTCTTTCCCAAAGACATTTCTTATCGTTTTCTCTGCTCGAAGAGGAAGCTCTTCATTTTCTATCTCGAGAACAGGGGGTCTTGTGACCCCAGCGGATACTATCTCACCTGATCGTTCAACTCCAGCCGTCAGCGCTCCACCAGCTGCCTCACCGCCGCCGCCGCCACCGCCGAGGCCACCCGCACCCTCAGGTCCAGGCTGCGCCTCAAGTTCAGCGTCCTCCTGCTTATCCTTCTTACGTCCTTCCTTAACGTTCTCAATGTCCTCATCAGAAAGACCCATGATATTCTTACGAACCCACCGACGATCGACGATGCCCTCGGGAGCCTTTCCTGCAATATCGAATCTCGAAGAGATGAGCTCTAGCTTCTGCTGCTGTGCGATTGTGGAAGGATTGGAAAGCTTCAGCGTAAAATCAAGAAGATCCTCGCCCTCGTATCCATGAGAGTAAAGATGAATCATGGCAATCTTGTTGAGCTCAGAAATGATGACTTTCTGAATCCTTGTGATTGTACGCGAGAATCTTATATCCTCTTGGGCTAGCGTAGCCTTAGCTCCGATTTCCTCATCGTAACCAAGATAAGCTTTCGGAATCTTTAACGCAGCAAAGAGTTTCTTCTGGATATACTGAACGTCTTCAATTGCTGCCGCGTTGGAACCTCCCGCCAGGGAGTCGATCTTAGTTCCGGTCTCGCCGCCTCGAACTGGAATAAAGTAATCCTCGTCAACAGCAAGCGGATTGTAACGTAAATCCATCTTTCCGTTGGCTTTGTCGGTGACGCGATTGCGTTTCAGGCTTGTCTGCGCCTGCTCCATAACGTTCGCAATCTCTTCGGGTGGAACATTACCAACGTCAATATAAAAGACGCGACGTTCAGGAGCACGAACGATACGATACACAAGCATCGCGTCCTCCATGAGAATTAGCTGACGCCAGATGCGACGCGCCGACTCCAGCACAGATGAACCGTACGGAAGAAATGCGTCATTTCCGAGGAGCCTAAAATGGGAGATCTGCCAGTTCTCAAGAACCTGATTGCCGCGTGTGATCCAACGGAATCGAACCGCCATTGGATCCTTCGGATCGTACCCTTCCTCGCGCTCCATTTCAGAGATTGGAATAGGGTACGCGTTAACGATTCCGTAATTTGGGTGTACGTCGTTGAAAAGGAAAAAATCTCCGTACTTGCAGAGATTTCTCGTCCACATTGGTAAGTTGAACTCAATGTTCAACGTATCGGTGAAAAGAGTCTCCAACAGCTCTTTGATTCTTCGATTTTCGGAATGAATGTGCAGAACTTGTCCTCTTTCATCCTGTGAGACCGTTTCCTCGGCGTAGATGTCGAGAGCAGACGCGATCTCAGGAGTCGCCTCCATTTCTGAGAAATCAGAATACCTTGACATTCTGTCGAATGCGCCGTAGGCCGACACCGTGCTTGAATAGATGTCGGATTGATTTCTCCTAAACATCTCATAGGCTGACGAAGCTGTCGGCTCCGAAAAGTTCTTGACCTTTCGACGTATTACAGGTCCAGACCTGAACAGTTGGGTCAGTCTTTGAAAGAGATTTTTGTTAGTTTTTTCTGCCATCTTGCTCTCAATTGTACTTAATTTATCGATCCCTTAAATTAACCCTTCACCACCCACCCAAAATGTGCGTAAGGATTGATTCCAGCTGTCACTTTTCCCGGGAGTGCGTCGACCATTATCGGCGATAGAGGGTTTCTTGGATGAGGAACGTTTGGGTCTTGTTCATCATTTTTCTTATTCACTGCGAACGCAGCTATCATCGCCCGCGTCACTTCCTGGCTGTGACGTGAGTAATCCGTGTCCGTGTCAAACAGCCATATCGCAATCGCCAGTGCCATGACAAGATCATCGTTGTAACCTTTCATAGCCTTCGCAGTTTGACCGATCCACGTGAACGTCTTGAGCTCCTCGGACATCCTGGTGGATCTGATTCGTATCTGCTTGTTTCGAATCACCTCTTCCAGTTTCGTTAATATCTTGGTCCGATTCGAGGGGCCTGTCGTGAAGCCTATGTTTGCAACGTCACCGGAGCCGGCGTTCGCTCCGAGGTAGGCGTATTTTCTGTCCCGATAGTACAGGTTTGGATATGCCAGCTCTTTTAGCTTCATACATACCGCGTAGCCGTAGCTGTTGTTTTCAGGACAAACAAGCGCTTTATTGTATCTCATCCCAGCTTCATTCAGAAGAACGGCGAATTGATCAGGTGGTATCTTACCCTTGAATTCTGCAACCTGCTCACCAAGGCTGGTATCGATAACATGAAAGCTGGAGTAATCAGCACCGTCGCCTCTTGCGACGTCCGCAGCGATTATGTATTTGTGTCCTGGAAGCGCGTACCTCCAAACCCAGACCCCCATCTCGGGACCCCAGCGCTCAATAGGTGTCTGGGTACTGGCGATTATGTACTCCAAATCGTTCGCATTTAGAAACGTATCACCTGATGCAGCGAAATCGCAAAGGAGCTCCTGCGCCACCTGCTTGCGGGTCATGTTTCTAGATTCATTGTCGAACCAAGATTGATCACGCTCTGGATGCACGTCCCACGGAAGTTTTATGGCATTAAATTCGTTGAGACCAGCCTCTCCCTCAATGTAGAGCTTATGATACTGACCTCCGACGCCGTTGGGAGTCGAAAGAACGATCGCTCGACCACCCGTTGACAGCGTGGGGTACAGACCAGTCCAAAGCTCGTCGAAGTTGCCGATGAACGCAGCCTCGTCAACAATTAGAAGCGTTAGAGCTTCGGATCGACCTGCGTCCTCTGACGTTGGAATAGCTTTGATAGAGGAGCCATTGCTGAATTCCACCACCTGCTTTGTGTCAGATCTGACGCTTGGCATCACCAACCAGGTCGGAAGGTTCTGGAGCATGACCTTCACCTTCTTGATGAAGTTCTGCGCCACTGCAAGCTTGGTCGCGATGATGAGAACCGACTTATCCTTGTAGAACAAGGCGAGCCAAAGCGCATACGCAGCAGCAAGGGTCGAAATTCCAAGCTGCCTTGACTTCAGTATGACATTGAATCGATGCTTTTCAAATTGATCAAGACAGTCATCCTGAAACTTGTACGTGTCAAATCCGACCAGTCCACGGGTCGGATGCTGAATTTTTACGTACTTGTTTATGAAATACGACGAGTTCTTACCGCACGCGACAATCTCAGCGACTTGCCGATCCTTGGATAGGACAGCCACTTCACACCACCTGTAAGACGACCTGTCTCCTGTAGTATGCAGCACGACGAGGTGACAGATTGGTCGCCGCGATCACCTCAAGTGAATCCTTGTTTGAAATTTCCTTGAGCTTGATCGACTTACCAGTCATATCCTTAAACTGCGCTTTCAGGTCAGCGACGCATTTAGTCAGAATATCGATGGATTCATGGTTGACTCGATCGACCTGCGACCTTAGCGCCTGCTCAGCGGCAAAATGCACAACGGTCATATACTTGAGCGTTATCGTATCACCCGCCAGCGAGCAGTTCACAGAGTTAGGCATCGATGATACGCCCCACCCTTTCATTGCTATCTGTGATAGCACATTCAATTCTTTAGTTGACAAGTGCATGTAGACATCTCTCCCAGTTTAAATATGCTTTCTCGAGTGAGGCGACGAGAATCTCTTCCTTTTGATTTCTGAAATCGTGATTTCATCAGGTCTCCAGCCTTTCAACCATCTTTCTCGATTTGGGTCTGCAACTTCAACCTCACAGTCAAAGCAGCATTTCGATCTCGAAATCGATATCTCATCAATTTCATCTATGAGAATGCATGTACACAGCGGGCAGTCCAGAGGAGAAGACTCATTTTTTACCTCTCCTCGTCTTACGATCCTGAAATTTTTTTTCTTCTCAACTACCGTCTGCATCAGTATCTCACCCTCGCGTCAATCCCATCATGGGAGATCTCTATGACGTTATCAACGATGTCTTTGATGCTGTCAACGTGGGAGATCACGAGCATATTCTTGAAATTTCGCTTGAGTGAGGTTAGAAGTCGAGCGCAAGCCTCGAGGTTCGTGTCATCAAGAGCGCCGAAACCTTCGTCGATGATGAACAGATCTGGCTTCGGTATCGCCGACACTTCAATCAGAGCTGTTCTAATCGCCAACGAAGAAATCATCTTCTCCATTCCAGATGAGAGCTCAATTGGTCTCTGCGAGTCACCGTAATCGATAAAGATCTCAAGATCACCATCCTCCTCGTTCGCTGCCAGCTCAACGTTGAAGTTCGCGACGCCAGTTAGAACCTTTGAAATCTCGTTATTGATCCTGGGAAGTTGGGAAGCGATAATTTGAAGTGGAATCCCGTCCTTGCCGGTCGCGGCAAGAATCGTCTCAAAAACTTTCCAATCAGCTTGGAGCTTATTGATCCTCTCGATGTCCTGCTTGAGCCGGGTGATCTCGGCACCGATCGCCCCGATTCGCTGGTTGTCCTTCAAGATCTTCTTAGAGATTTCCTGCGACTTCTTCTCCTGCTCATCAACCTCGAGCTGCATCTTCTTTACCTCTTCCAGAGCAGAGACTGAGATAGCAGCGCGAATCTCTTGTAACAATTTGTTCACTCGCTGATACTCTTTTTCAAGAGACTCTCCGAGAGACTCCAAGCTCTTCGCCTTACCCTCATGGGCAGCGAGTGAGGTTCGCGCTGCGGGAAGTTTCGATTCAATCGAGACGAGCTTCTCGTAACGAGATTTCATCTCACTCAGGTCACTCGCGTCAAAACTCTGCTTCAGCTCATCGATCAACGCTGTAATCTCATCCAGCGAAGCTCGATGCTTCGGAATCAGCAGACGATCAGCATGGGAATCCTTGATGTATTTGCATGTTGGGAATTTATCACCGCATGGAACGTCAGAGAGCTTGGTAACAGATCTTTCCAGACGTTGGAGCGTCTCACTCTCGAGCTTAAGCTTCACCTGCGCGTCATTTATCTTCGTTGAAATTCTTTCGGTGCGCTCGATATCTGCCTTGAGAGCAACGATATCAGCTGTTGCAAGCACACTCTCGGTCTTCTCAATCTTAGCTTTGAGCTCATCACGTTCAGCAATAGATCTTTCAAGCTCGTCGCGATTCTTCTTGATCTTGAGGTGGAGATCGATGATCTCCTCGTCGTACTTCTTGATGTCGTCTAAGGTGTGAGAAGATCCCGGCGACTCGCGCTCGAGGATAGCGCGGATCTTCTTAACGTGGGACTCGATAGAGTTCTTTTCACGCTCGAGAACCGCTATTTCATCATGAAGTGTCTCCTCCTCCTTCTGCTTCGCCTCTATCGCAGCTTTAAGATCGAGAGCCGGAGTCCTACGAAGCTCTGATTTTATCGAGCTCGAGCTCTCCTTTGCGAGTGAGTTTAAGGAGTCGAACACCTGCAGGTTCAGGAACTTCGAAAGGATGTTCTTTCTTGCGGTCGCTCGCTCCTTCAGGAACGCGTTCATCTCTCCTTGCGCCGCGAAGGACGTCAGAAGGAAGTCATCAGAGGTACCGATGAGGGATCGAAGCGCCTTGTCGGAATCCTTACGCTGCTCGCCCGAGATATCCTCAACGGGATTACCGTCATGATCGAGCCTGAATAGGTTCAGGTGGGTGACAGCGTGGTTTAGTCCCGCTTTCGTCTGATGCTTGACGGACTGACGTTCAGAGAGATAAGTTTCGGACCCCGCCTGAAACTCAACGGAAGCCTTGCAGTAATCCTTTCGGGTATTGATGATGTGAAGATTCTTGATCGGCCCACGGTCGGTCGTATTAAACAGCGAATACATGATCGTGCCCGGAATGGAAGACTTTCCCTGCGCATTTCGACCGAAGATTCCAGTGATGCCGGTGAGATTTTCGAAGTCGATCTCGTTGTCCTTACCGTATGAGTACGTGTTATCCCATCTCAACTTCTTGATGGACCACTTCACGCTTCCGAGACGCTCGTCCTCCGGCAGGGAATCAATGAGCTTCGAAACTGCTGCGTCGAGTTTCACCAGCGAGTCACCGTCAAGGCCCTTCGACTCGGCGTAGCTCTTGAAGAGACCCTTTATCGTGGCAGGGTCACGAAGATTCTCACGTGAGAGTGTGGTCGCGCCCGCTCGCATCTCCTCCTTTAGCTGCTCACCAACGAACTTCCAGACAACTTCGGAGGCTGCCCTCTTCTTCTTGAGCTCGCCAGCGAGCTGGCGAGACTCCGAGATTGCAACGTTCTCATTGTTCAGAATCCTGAAACGGGAACCAGCTGGAAGCTTGTCGCAAACTTCCATCGTAGCCGAGACATCTCCCTGCCACTCGATAGTTTGGAAGGGACGAGGATTCTTCAACTTAATGAAGTTAACGCGGTAATCATCTCGATTCTTGATCTGCCAGAACAAGAACCCCTTTTCGACATCCTCACCATAGTTCTGTTGAACCGTGGATCCTGGATATGCAATTCGAGTATCACCGTCAAGAAACTGCTGTCGATGAATATCACCGAGAAGCGAGAAATCGTAGGGTCGAAACATGTCGACGGTTACTTCACCCTCGATCGACATACCCGTATCAAGCAGAGATCCACCGACGGCTCCATGATAAAGGGCGATGTTGATCAGATTGGGATTAGGGCTACACTTATTCCATCCTTCCTCATCGAAGCATGAGAAATTAGCGAAGTTAACTCCGTTAATCTCGTAATTCCCTGAATCCTTTAGGAAATGAATATTGTGATGATCAAGCGCCGCGATAATTGGGGAGATCGCGTCGAGGCGCGACTTGTTATGGATGAGACCATCATGATTCCCAAGAATGACAACCGTCGGCCAGTTCGAAAGTTTCTGAAACCACCAGCGAAGTCGATCGACAAGCTCTGGCGTGATGCCCTGGGTCTTGGAGTGAACGATGTCTCCACCCACGACAATCATGTCTGGATGTAGGTCTTCGAGTTTCTTGAAAAAATCCTCGAATACCTCGGTGTACTCGTCATGACGCTGGAGGCCACGCCAGTGGATATCTGCGATATGTGCGATCTTGATCAAAGGATGCTCCCGCTTCTCATGATTTTGGAGAGGTTAATAATACCCTGAAACTTGTCCCAAGTTCTAGCCGTGGCCTTTGCTTCCAGAAATTCCTCACGTGTCATCTCACCAACATCTTTTTTGCTGCCCAGATCCAATATCCTCACCGGCACGTCAAACTCGGAGAGTGCTTTCGCCCATTTATGCTGCTTCTCTGGCATATCACTGTCGAGCGCGAGGACGACGGGAGTTCGATTTCTCGCTATCGCTTGAAACAATGCAGACCTTCTGGACATATTGGACCCAAGGATGGCGGTCGCGTTGCTATCACACTTCGTTAGATCGAATGGTCCTTCAACGAGCGTCATCTCATGTCTCCAATCAAGATTAAGCTCGTTGAAAATAAACTCACCACGTGGAACTGGGGGATTCACGTATTTTCCGGTAACGTTCTTGTCTATCGCGCGAGCGGTCCAGTAATTCAATTTACCGTCCGAGTCGAACGACGGCATGATTATGCGTCTTGCCAAGCGACCTCTTCGAACAAAACCAAGCCTGAAATACCACATCTCTCGAATTCCGAGCCCTCGTTGATGAATGTAGTCGATACAGGCTCGTGTATCCGGATCACGTGCGTCCATGCACTCAGCTAGCAATCGAAATCCAGGAGGCAGTTCAACTTTCGGTGCTTCAACAACCTCGTCCAGGAACCGACGCTGGTGTGAACCAGTAACCCCCTCCCACCTCGCAGAGACCTCGGGTGATAGCTTACGCAGCACCTTGGCGATCGAGGCTCCACGGGCATCGCAGACCCAGCAGTGATACTGTCCCGTATCGATCCGAACGATGAACTTCTGCTTCTTCGACTCCTTACAATCCGGACATCGGAAAGCTGCATTGATGCCCTTCCTGTCCAGGGTACACGCGCCAAGCGCGCGCGTCAGAATCTCGATTCTTTCCTTGGCGTCTATCACCTTGGAATAGTAAACTGCTATTGTGATTTTAACAAATACGCAGCCCGAGCCATCACGTACGCGTCAGCTGCGTCGTTGACACCTGCAGCGAAGAGCGTCATGCCCTTCTTTTTACCAACTGTAGCAACCCGACGTGGAAGTTGCTTTCCGGTCACGACCTCCACCCATTCCATGATCTGATCCTTTGTGTCCCTGCTCTTGTCTATCTTAATTCCCAGCCCACGACGGGCTGATGTCGAATCGAAAAAGATCGGTTTCACGTCGAACACGTCATAGGCGAGCCAGGACACGATTCCGTTAAACCGAGCGAGCGTTAGCAAGGTATGGGCCGAGCTCATCCCGCGACGAAATCCCTGAAGCGGCTCCTCGATGGAAATCTTGGAAACGTTGTATTGACCCTGGAGGTTTTTCAGACCGACACGAATCGCTTGCGCTTTATCGAAGAGATTATCGTACTTAGTGATCTTAAAGCTGCCCATATCAACCAAGCTGCCATCGTCATTCAGGATCGCCCAGCCCGTTGATGATGTTGAAACGTCGAGACCTAAAATCATCACCAGTCCATCTTAATTCTAAACAGGTACTTGTCTTCGCTTCTCTTAATCACTGGTTGCGCCAGGGTAGCCCTTGCGACGACATTCAGGTTGTCATCGTGAAGGTTAATTCCAGTTATGATGACGGGACCGACAGATGTCTCGTCCGGATCGTTGCTAGCAGTTAGAGCGGTGAAGGTTGGGTTGGAACTCGAATTAATCTGGCCCGCGGGACAAGGAACGGCAATCTCCATGACGTGAACCTTCCTCTCACCGCGCATCGAAATCTCGAACTGATCCTTTCCGAAGAGAAATATCAATGGAGATTTAACGACAGCGATCCCCTCATCATAGAGGGCGGTTCCGACACCAGCCCATTTAGCGTGTGGCGTGAGAGCGTCAGCTCGGTAGATCCCGCCCCGGCCGTTATCACGTAGAGTGATACCGAACGTTCCGTTCGAACCTGTGAACGACGAGTCGACAATCTCGAGACTAGTCGGATGGATCCTTCCGCCGTAAAAGAGATTGCTTGTGTCAAAAAACGTGACCGAGTTAGAGGAATTATCACGTTGACGCTGGAATATCGTCAGCACGTCTCCTACCTGGTTCTCGCTGTTCAGGTTGTCAGGTCCAGCTCCCTCAACTTCGCTAGATATCGATGATGGAAGATCGTCACCCGACGCGATCAGTCCCGGGTACAGGGACGAGGTCGAGATGATGTTATTTAAGCTGACCAGCGATAGATCCAAGTTTCCGAGGTCGTTCACGAATTTTGACATCGGCGATGAGCTGTCAGGATGATTGCTGAACGTTCCCGTGATAAGCAGACTGTAGTCTGGCCTTGTTAAACCATTATCACAGGGCAGAACCGTTAAATTTCTCTTGATGAAAGACCCGGTTGCGTACAAAAGCACGTTCGCCTCTTCAAAATCAGTGATATTCCATGTTATCTCTGACCCTGTCAGGTTGTGCAACGTCGGGTAACGTCCCTGCACAAACTCACGTACAAAATTTTCAACATTTACTTCATGACCTCCGACCCCCAGCGACATGGTCACATTGTGAGCGTCTGTCGTTGAAACGTTGTCGGAAAGCTCAGTTTTTTGGAATGGAGTTTTGAATACCTCTCGAACCGGTGACTCCTTGGTGAACAGCACGGGTAGATGGAAAAGCAAGCCTTCTATACTTGAGGACCCAATACCGCTCGATCCGTATGCGAACACGCTCTCGTCATCTAAGAACTTATCCCAGATTCGCATCTCATGCATTTCAGCTCGTAATGGAAAATCAAAGCTGAAATTTGGGATGACCCCTCCCAGGTCTGGGTCAACAAAATTTGCCGTTCCATTTAAACCGTTGTTGGGGCCATCGTAATAGTTGCCCACGAATAGAACATCCTGGTCCTGCGGATTCGGACCCACAAAGACCGGCGAGATTGAGCTCGCAGACATTGCAAAATATCCACGTTCAACGCCATCGATGACGAACGACCCGGTTCCGTTGTCATACTGCGGCGACCACCGAATGACGATGTGATGCCAGTTATTGAGACTTAAGCAGTTATCATCAGAAAAAAACGTATAATCACCCGCGACCGCAGCGTCAGGCCGAACCTCTGCGGACGCTGACGTCTGCAGAAGAAGGCGAAATTTATCGACAAGACCGTTGGCGTCCCTGGATGAACCGGAACACAACGACAAAGCAAGCGTTGACGAGAGGTGATATATCGTTCCCGGATAGTATACCTGATTTGCGTCTAGATTCTGGTACTTCGGGTTCAGGTAGCACTCTAGCGAGAATGCTGAATCCGGTGTATACGGCCCTCGTGAACCGCCTGTTACTCCGTTGTCATAGATGATCGCGGATCCGGTAGGTACGTTCGAGGAAGTGAAGAAATTCAAGCATTGGTAGTTCGTGAATGCCCAATGCGCGTACGGATTTTTAACTCGATAGTGTGGAAACAGATTCTGGCGAACGTTAGATTTCCGCAGAAAATCTGAATTGAACGCGAATGGCGGCTCAAATCTGAGCGATTCTACTTTTTTATCCTTCGCTGCAGATCTTGAAAGGGAATTAACACCAGACAGATAATTTTGAATCTGTGAGCTTATGTCCAGCGTCCCCGTTGTCTTGACCGCAGCGATTCGTATCGATTCAGGGTCCTCGGATTCGAATGCATCGTCAGTAAAAACAGGTTTGTCTATATCTTTTTCTATCGTTGAAGATCTGGCGAAGACGGGCACGGAGCCCGTCACCCCTAACGAGCTCGACGAGAAAGTTCTACGCGGTCTAGCAACGACGGAAAATCTTTCGAAGCTGTCCTTACCTAACCTGACTATGGACAAGATCCACCTCCTTAGAAATCGAGGCGGACTCTAACTGTCAGATCCTTCTCGTCGTTCTTCTCAATTGGTCTGGAAAGCTTTGCCACCGCGAGTAAGTTGTCATTCGCATCGTAAAGACCAACAGTCGTGATGAACGAGAAGCTACGTTGCGTGTCCTCCTGCCCTTCGTCAATAACGATAATACGACCGTCAGAGTCAACGTACGTTGGGTTCGATGAGTAGTTGAATTCATCAGCTGTCGCACGACAAAACAGCAAGGTACTGTTGATATTCGTCACGTTCTGGAAAGTCACAGCAGTGTTTGAGCCCGAGCTAAAGCGGCATGAGGCAATGTGATCGACGATATCGTCAATGCTTCCAGATGTCATAAAATCAGGAATGAAACGAGCGGCTGGATTGGAACCATATGCTGTCTGCATGGTACTTCCAGACCCTATGATCGTCTCATTTGTCGCGAGGCCAGACACTGTCGGGTTTCCTACCACGGAAGAGATTGCGCCTGACACGTGCTGGTCTCCCCACATGATCTTTGATAGATCGAGGACCGCTGTACCAGCATCGTAGAACATCAAACCTACTTTACGTGAGGTGTTTGAGGCGTCGACAATCTCACCTACCTCGCCTCCGAAAGTTGTTCGCTTCGAGCTTGCTGCCCCAACATCTGTAAAAATAGAAGATCCAGAAGTTGAAGTTTTAAAGAGATTGCTACCAGTGTACGAGGTCGTGGCGCTTGATATAGCGGCTTCTTGCGTCGATCTATTCGCGTTAGGTGCACCATCGATGACTCCCGTGGCGTAGAATCTCATCGCGAACGTCTCACGCTTGATCTTGTCACGAGCAAAAAGACGCTTGAAATTGAGGAAGAGCGCCTCATTAATACGATCGGTAGAAGTCGTTGTGGGGTCGGTTGACACCTGGAACGGTGAGTAAAAAGCCTGGTCAGCATCTCCCAGGAGCTTTGCAGCATGCTGACGATACACATCGATCTTCTCTCTCATCTGCAGAGATGAGCTTGGGAAAAGTAACTTACCCGTTGTATCCTCACCTAATTTGATATTCTGGACCGTGCTGCCTGAGTACCACAAGCCCACAGTCATATCGAACATTGGGTTCGCTGTCTGCAGGGTGTAATCCTGATCGTACACCGTCTGAAATAAGGATGCTGTGACGGATGTCACACCTGAGCCGGTCACGAATACCTGATAGGCTCGACGCGTCGCGGATCCGGAGACGTCCTCTTGGATCATATCGACGAGCTGGTTGAGGGCAGACTTGCTCGTCTTTACGTCTGCTGCTGAAATTTCTTTGAAGGTCGCCATCTAAATCCTCGTTACTGTGAAATCTGAACTTCGAATTCTTTTGTTGCGCCAGACTGCAGACCAGTTACGCTGACCACCGCAGTTATGATGGTCTTGTTACTAGAATTTCCGAAAACCGTAAACTGCGTGTCAGTCAATGACCTGACAGCAAGAGGAAGTGTGATTGTCGAACCTCCCGCCGCCGTCTCACCAGGAGCTCTCAGAAGCACGTAGGTAGCGACCCCGTCCTTGTCGATTGAGTCTGGGGTGAATCCAGTCAACGTGAGGAACTGATTGGCCATCTTTACGATGTACGCTTGATCGCGAAGCTCAGGATCTATGAGAGACTCGCCCGTGATCGTCTGGGTTAACGTGACGCTTCTGGAAGAACCGGCTCCAGTTCTGCTCATAGTTACCAATGTTCCCGTTGAATCAAGGCCGTCGCTCGTGAAAGTCACACGTGGAATTCTAACCAAGTTCGGATTTGAAACGGAGACAGCTCGATATTTGAGAGCGAGATTCGCATTCGTTTGAGCTTCAAAGACAGGAGTGTTCTTTTCGATCTTCTCCTTCCCGACAGTTCGACCGAACTTTCGTATTGTCGTGTAATCGACCTCATCATCGCCCAATGCGAACTTAACGATTGAGAAGCTTCCATCGTTTCTTGCAAGAAACTCACGTCCGATATCGGTCAGCACCGCATCAACGATGATGTTATTGGTTGAGTGGTCAAGATATCCCATGATTCTCCCTTACCCTAGATATTATTTTTTTCAGAACTTTGTTAAACTTTTTGGCTTATCGTTCAAAGAGCCATCCAATCTTAAATCTCGAAGATCATCTATTTTAATGTCAACGTTCGCTTGGGCTTGTCGATCAGTGTTCAAAAACATCAGCCTATAAAGACCGTTTCTGTCCCCCGTCTTAAGAAGCTTCATATCTCTTCCTGCGCTGTCAGTAACCTGTAAGTATTCAGGATCAAAATATACTCTTACCCGTTGTGATCCGGATGACTTCACACTATCAAGACTTAGTTCAGCTTTCAGGAACGTATTCGGGTACTGCTTGGGTGCTCCCGCGCTTGAAATAAGAGATTTGATAAGACGATTCTTCACACGATCAAACGTTACCCTAAACTGTGAACTATAATTGGACGTCATTCCGTGAGCATCTACCGAGCAGACAGCGTATATGTAATTTGAATCTTTGTTGAATTCACTCTCAATGTAGAATGTTGTAGATGACTTAAATTTCGTTATGAGGCTCGCGTCCATCGTTTCTGTTGGGGGGGTTCTTATCACTGAATCATCAAAATCGAGATATGCAATTAAAGAAAATGGCTCATCGATCGATGATCTTCTGAAGATTTGCCATCCCTTGATATCGAGTTGCGGATTCGTCGGAAATGACCAGTTTATCTGCAGAGAAGCTTGCTGAAAATCCCAGTAAAAATTTAGATCGGCGGGTGGCGCGGGCGGAATGTACTCCTCAGTTCTCGCAGCTGAGAATGTTGAAGGTCTTGATGAAACAAGAAATCTGGATCTTTGAAGACCACCGCTGTCACTTGCAGTGATTACGTAGAAAGATGCTAGCGTTCTTATGCTATAAACATATTGCGTTCCATACTTGATTTCTGGATCAAGATAGCTATTCACCCTGGGAGACCTTATGAAGATCGTCTTCTTGTTACCTATTACGTCCCCCGGCAGCATCTCATATCTTTCGACGATGTAGCCTAGATGCTCTATTTTCGACACCGAGCCTGGCGAATTCACGATTTGATCGCTAATCGATGCTAATTCTAGTTCGAGCTCTTCGTCAATGGGAAATTTGGATTTACGAGAATTAAGACGTCTGCTTATTGATCGTGAATTTCTACGAACTGCTGTTGCCGCTGAACCGACTGGTGATATGTAAGCTTCGCGTGAGTTACTCACGATGTAATCATTATCGATTATAATAGCAAGCTGCTCTGAAGCTGATGCATCGACAGGTTCGACGAGATTGTCTCCCTGGATGAACACGGCTCGTGACTGCGACGCGATGCTCAAGTACCTCTGTATGATGTCACCATCAGAGCTATCCGAGGTAACAGAGTTCAGGCGAGCAGCGATGTCAGTGCTAGACCCGGACAGGATCCCACGCATTCGGGCTGAGGCTTCAAAACGCTCTCCTATCCTATTAAGGTGGTCAAAATCTTGAAAGTATAAGAGAGTAGAATCGTTAAGTATTGAAGACTCATCAGCAATATCATCAGAATTTTTTCTAATAAATTCTGGTGGTATGTCAACTTCGATGGAGCGCTTCGGATCAAAGCTCACTTTCGGCCACGAGACATACATTAAACGTGGTATCTTGATTGCAATCTCTCGTGGGCTCAAGCTGGTGATGGAACGACTCAGGCGCGGTGGTATCTCGCTGACTCTTTCATTAGCTTCAAAAAAATTGTATTGAAACTTCAAGTTAGGCTTCGATGGAGTCGGAACATCCAAAAGGTGGATCGGACGACTGATGTATGTTGGTTTCATCGATTACCTTGATATTTTCTTCAGCTTGCTTGATTTAGTTATGGACTTCGTAGATTTTCCTGTGAGTTTGGAAGATTTTGAACTTTTAGCCGTCAGCCCAACAGATGGTAATGAAACAAGCCGAGAAGATAGATTTTGACGAGAAATACGAAGCAGAGATCCGCTCTCACTACTTGCGATATGGGGTATGAACTGGCAGTACAGGCTTCCCACAGAGAATCCTCCGGAAAGAGGATCTCGTGGCATGACTTTTATCTTCTCCCCGTCCTGAATTAGTAAGCCTTGCTTCCTTAAAGAGCTAAGCATCATTCGGGCCGCAGATCCGTTTTGCTTGATCGATGCTGCACGATCAATTTCAAAGTCATCTGGATCAACGACAACGGACAGCACACGATCAAACTTTGAACTTGCAAAAATACGATCCGTTAGCTTGTCACTCCTAAGCATAAGCGATGACATCAAATTTCCAATAAGCTCTTTGTCTCCCGTAGTCAAAACTCCAGAAGATCCATCAATCAAAATCTCCCCAGAATCATCTATTAATGAATTTATCTGATCTGCATTCGGAAGGGTGACCCCTTGTAAATTGAGACCAGCCAAAGATACAACGGCAGAGATTCCAGCAGCTGATGGTGCTGAGTTTATGTTAAGCGATACGCATTCATCGAATAGTGATCCGCAAAGTTTGAAAAGGTAGCTTTCCATCAAGTAAGAAATAACAGTGTTTCTAACGATCTCATCTATCTGCTTTTCAGTTAATCCTGAGTATCGAGGATTCGATCTTAAGCTAGAGTAAGTCAATGAAAAACTTTCTGTTCGATCATGAAGTGAAAACTTCGTGCGCTTGGCGATCGATAAAGCTGAATCTCTATTCAAAGTTGAGCGTTGGGATGTCAAATCATCGAAACTTTCAGGCGAAACGAACAGTTGGGGATCAAACAGAAAAACTTTCTCTTTAAAAATTAAATCATCGAGCTCATGGTCTTTTCTACCCACGATCACCTCGATCATTCCCGAGCGATTGACATGACCGATATCTTTTTCAACATATCTTTTCTCATTATTGATTACGCCCGAGGGAATCGCCAAGGTAACGATTCGATTATTCTCGGATGATCTTCTCGAAAAATCAGGAGATGCAAGAAGCTCATTGAGAGCAGCATCTTCAAATTGAGAGTACGCCACACGAGCTGGGATGTACCCTGCGTTGGTTTTTGCAGAGTATCTCTCAATCAATGATTTACGATATACGATCTGTTGCGTTGTAAGTGACGAGATTAGCTTTCGACCTTCCGCGTTGTCTATCAACTGCCTGCGATTTGCATCAGCCAGCAAGTCGGAGCTTTTAGATATAAGCTCACTTGTAGATTCTTTTAGAACCTCAGAAAATGCAGAAAAATATGCGAAGATATTTTGGACTCGCTGCTGCTTGGACAGTAAGTTCAAAATCGCTGTTCTTGCTGGCTCTCCAACATCGCACTCTATGTCTCCTAGCTCAGTTTCATCATCGGTAGACACCAACGTCATAAGATCACTTTTAAGAGACTTAACCGCTCCCTTACTAGGGACGTTCGGGTTTATATTTTCTCTTGAATCAACCTCGGACGATATCTGCGCAAGCGACGCGAGACGTACAAAGCACTCTACAACCAGAGACATTAATCCGAACTCGTCCAACTTACCATACTTGGTTAACCCACGATCATCGGTCATAAGTTCGTCGGTCGGGAGTCGAGCTTCAGCAGCTTCTAAAATTTCATTGTAGGACTTAACGATCTGAGAAAAAAAGTTTTCTGATGTTTTTTTCTGTGCCTCTTCTAGTGACGTTTTCGCAGCGTTGACGGGCAAAAAAGTAACAGAGTCACGTAATAGCTGACGAAGATCATCGATTTCTTCATTTATAGATTCAACCTTGTCAGTATAAAACTTCAAAGTTTTTATCGCGCTGTTGATTGCAGCGCTACCACCTGCAACTGCTGCAAGACCTGCTGTCAGAAGAGACGCATACACGGTGATACCGATGGAAGCGATGAGCGCCGCTTCGGCAGCGTCTTTCTTAGCTTTAAAGTTGTTGAGCTCTTTCGTCTTACTGGAAATTTTATTGTTGATGTCTTGCCGCGACATCGCGCCTCTTTTCGACGCCGATACAATACTGTCATAGATTGATCCAGCAAGCTCAGCAGCAGAAGGAGAATCACCCGCCAGTCGCGCGATCACTCTTTGTCCTAAAGCTCTACGTGAATCGACGCTTGACGTCACTGACAAACTCTTAGTCTGCGATGTTGTCACTTCTGCATCGCTTTTCAATGATGAGCTGTCTTTCGACGTACGCGTGGTCGAGAGAGACTGACTAGCTGTTCCTTCATTTAAGTCGACCGATGTAAGATCAACGCTCTTAAGCTGATAGTATTTTATTCTAGCTGCCGAGCGTAGAATATGCTGGCGCGGATTGACGTTAAATCCTCCAGCGCGGCTCCATGATATGCCGCTCACGTCATTTGGAGAGAATTTTGCCGCAAGCAATTGCAGCATTGAATCAAAGCTTTTCGTCGAGTAATCAAGGCCATCAACAAAATTTCTGATTATGATCCTGAGAACTTCTACGGGTGTTAACTCATTGGAAGGATCAGCCTGTCCTATCATCAGATTGAGATAACTTTCGATGTCGCTTCTACTTTCTTCAAATTTATCTGAAAAGCTTTGCAAGTCTGGAAAGTTGAACTCTCCGTCAAGTATTGGATTGCGAATTAGAGCAGTTGGACCCGAGATGTATGATGATTTTTTTGCAGGATCATCAACTTCGACAGGAATTACCGGCGTTCCATTTTTCCCGTCAAACTGAAGAAGTGATAGAGAGATTGTCGAAGAAGGAGGTCCAATTTTGCTGAGGCTCTTCCTGAACGGGAGAGGAGACGGACCTATCGTCTTCCCTGGGATTTTTTTATCTTCGGTGCCTTCGAAAATTGATGTTAACCTAGTGGGTTTGAAAGAAATTTTCTCTGACAATGGATCATTTTGGACTCGAACGATACCCGTCGAGATAGACAGAATATGCGAAATAAGCTCCGCACAAGCGACTAGCCTGTCCGATGTCGAGTCTGGCAGATTATCGATGTATTCCCAGGCGAACGTCGAGTCCGGAGCGTTGAGATCATTTTCTCTTTTTTGACTAACCCCATTTATAACGTCGGAATAGGATTTCTCGCTTTCAAATGTTAGAGCCTCTCTAAGAGCTCCTATCATTTTTTTTAGTATTTCAGAGTTCGTATCATTCTCGAGCTCATCAACCAGAGTTGTTAGAACACTTTTCGGATCAAAGTTTCTATTCTCAGGACTTTTCTCGTATTTTTTCAATCTATTCGAGAGATATTCCCTCGCGATAGTCGACGTTCTCTCATCTATTTTACGACCAAAATCAAGCGAGCTCTCTGCTCTCTCGATACTATCAAGAAATTGTGACAAGTCGTTAACGAGATCTATTGCCTCTGCCTGATCACGCTCTAATGCATCTCGCAAGGTTTGCCATTGACTTGCAACATCACTTTCGAGAGCTTTCTCTACGATATATTTCACGTCCTCCGTCGAAAGAGAGTGAACCGATCGAAGAACATCGTAATACAAGCCATAAGGAGTTTTACCAGTTTTTCCAATAGCGGCGCCCGACTCATAAACTCTATTGAAGTCAGATATCGCTATAATTTCTGCTGGTGGAGCGTTGTCGATTCGATCAACGCTGTCATTATTAGACTTTGACTGCTTAGAAGTGACGACGCCAACTTTGCTTGTTGCTGGCGAAATGTTCTTGAGTGTGCCAGCAGCTGGCTTAGAAACTGTTGTCTTTCTTCCAATCGCCGTTTTAAAAGCCATAATTAGAACTCCGCTGGCCCGACCATCGAGCCCTCACTGAGATTTACGAACACGGGTTGTGCATAGTACCTGATGCTCTCGAGAGGAGCTGCGATTCTCTCGTCTAGATACATCATACTGGTTTGTCCTGAAAAATGAATCGCTCTTAAAGGAGCAAGTGTTCCATTGTAATCGGCGAACAATACGATGTGATCTATAATCTGCAATCCTTGATTCACTCTCCATCTGACAAAATTTCCTCTTGGGCCAGATTCAACTTGTAAGTTTTCGATGGCGGTATCACGAGAAGGTATTGTGACTTGAACCTCTCCCGTAAGAGAAGTTATTCCCTCAAACATTTCACCGTTGCTGCTTCTGTCAAGTGCAAGCTTCAAACCAGTTTTTGAGCCGATACCTAGTTGAGAAGCATTTGAAGACAAAGTTCCGCGACTAATTGTCTTAGGAGAAATAAATTTTCTCATTTGGGTGCTGTACTGACGACCCGTTTCTAGATCCGTACTCGTGACTTGTGCGCTGTCGAATAAAGTGCTTGATGCTCGCAGCAAAAGCCTGAACTGGTATATGTACGTTCTTCCTTGCACAAGGGCTGACACGTTTTTTGAATCGCGGGAACGAGTGCTATCTTCAAAAACGCCAGGGTTTATGATTCCGAACGATTCATTTAGACCTGTAGTGGTGTCGAACCTCAACATTTCTAGCGCAGCTATTTTCCCGAGAAGTTCTCGATTTTGCTTTATTTCATCAACGTACTGCGTATCCAGTCCAGATGCTATCAGAGTCTCGTATATGAAATTAAGGTTAGACTCATCATTCGGAGTTTCAACCTGAAATGATATTTTAGGGTTAGGATCCAAAGCTACCGTCTGAGATCTTGATACGAGCTTATAGGTTGGGCTTTTTCCGCTATCTCCAACGTACTTGACTAGAGAAACTTTAGAAGAGCGATGAGTACCGCCTTTTATGTCGATAAGTTCCACAGCGTATTCATAACTTACACCCGGTCGACTTGGTCTATCCCTGAATTCTACAACCTCGCTTTCTCGATTAAGCTGCTGTATAATTTTTGTCTGCGCGACCTGTACGGTGTCGGGAGTTCTAAAAGTTGTCTCATACAGAGTGGGAGACCTTCTCAGAATCCTTACAGCGATTATATCATTGGGAATATTAAAAACTCTGATTCTGATTCCTCTCTCATCCTCTGTCGCTAAGATAGAAGAAGTATCGGGATGGGAGCTTCTTTTTATTTCTCGTGCTCCGATCGTCACCGCGCTTGTGAACTCACCGGATGTTAATGAGAGTTCGTTGAATGGTACAACACGATAAATACACTTTCCAGCAGATGTGGGTCGATCGACAAATTGAATTGTATCTCCCACAGAGGCTGGTATGTCAGCTATTGTAGAAAATGGCTCTGGGTTTGATTCGCTTGTTTCAATAACTCGACGATAAACTCGTAGACTTGCTCCATTTTTGTCACGTTGTCTAGCCCTAATGAAACGTGAAGATCCGACGACAGTAACGTCTAGGGTCGGTGGGATTGTTGGGACGATAAATTCCTCAAAAGCCTCTCGAAGATTAACGTTGAAGCTTATCGTTTGCAGGATTGATCTCACAAAGTTAGCGCTAGTAACAGCGTCAATTTCAAATGTATAAGTTTTAAGAAGAGATTTATCAAGCTTGAAGATGCAAGCAATTTCGATCGATCTTTCCTCTTCATCTTCAATTTTTAACCTGCGATTTGTTCCCGTTCGTGATGAGATGCTCTTACGAAAAAGCCTTTGCTTCACCGTCAACTTTGAGATATTGTCGACAGACCGCAAACCTCTAACTGCTGTCTGTACCGGGCTTTGAAAATTGGCAACGTTAACCTCTGAGGCCGGATCTTTGGAATCGAGATGCAGCAGATCAGTTCTAAACGGACGTAAAGAATTACTATTTTTCACGATTTGAGAATCTACCGAGGGTTCGATATCTTTGATTTCGATTGAATCATCTTCTCCAGGATCTGCTAGCTTTACAATCTTACGAGTTCGAACAGGAGCACCAGCTATGATACTACGAGTTTTATCGTTCGGAAAGCTTTTCGTTAAATCAACCTCACCGCGTACAACGACGGTTGACTGCTTGCTTTGGGCATTCAACTTTCTCGTAGTTGGAGAGCTCAAAGCTACGGATGAATCAAGAGCTCCAAGTTTTTGTTTAGATTTTAAAATGCTTTGATTAGTAAGAACCCTAAAGCTGCAGAGATTAACGTTGTGTTCGATCGCAGCGAGAGCGTCGATCATAAAAAAAACTTTAACGGTAGCCTTTGTGCCGTCAATACGCAGAACCTCTGGTTCACGATCAGATGCGGACACGATCTGCAGCTGCTTTTTCTGCTTGACTCGCATCTCAGTCGATCTCCATCGTGAAAATGTTAACAAACGTTGGATTTCCGAACCCGTCCTGCATGATCTTACCTGCGAATAAAGTTCTAATGTTTCTTGATGGATCCTGCCTTGATGGTCTCTCACCGTAGTCAATCACATCGAGCTTTGTGATGCTCGCGTCGTCTGATAGTTCGAATGCCTGCATTACCCAGTTGTTCTCGATTGATGTTGCCACAAATTCGATATCAGCGAATTCAAGATTTGACAGCCTTAATTCGAACGTCTGCTTATCTTTGTCGATGCTTTCATTGTCATCAGGAAAGCTGCCGATGGGCTGTCCAGACAAAGCTCCACGAGAATTTATCGGTGGAAGGTACTTAAAATTCTGAAGCTTTGAGAGCCTAAAATCGTGGTTTAGACTTTCAATATCATCCACCACTGCAGATTTCACGTCTCCTGAGCTAAATGGAAAGTCGTCCCTAATTGAAAAGTTTATTCTGCTTCTAGACAGCTGAAATCCTTGCACATCGTCGAGCGGATCTTCCGTGCCGATCACTTGCAGATTTTGCCAGCTCTCTAAAATAGCTCTTGAAATCGCTGCTGATGAATCAGAGAACGATCCAGTTCCAACAAGCGTACCTGATACCACAAGGTTATTTCCGTTCGCGCCGAAGGAATCGGCGCGATATGGAATGAGAAACCCAGAGTCGTCCGTTTCAAAAGTGATCAGATCGGAAGGAAGATCGCTTGCCGCCTCAAAATACAATCGATTTGTCGGATCTTCAATCACTCCATCCTCGTCACCCGAGTAGAAAGATCCCAAGTCCGTGAATGTCGCGTACTCGACGCGCATCTGACCTGAGGCGATCTGACGACGCCCTTGATCGGTGATCACGACGTCCATGATCCTTGATTTTGAATCTAGAATTCCAGCCATGCTACTCTAAGTATAATAACGTCAAACACTCAGAAGTGTCTCATCTGGATTATCGCTTCTATTTCTAGCGATGCCATCATCAAAAAATGGCATGGATGATGTCGCGAATGTACTAAGGTTCTGTGTGTGGGTATCTGTTGGATTGTAAATAACGTTGGACCCTGACACAAATCTTATTTTTATTGGCTTGGCTCCACCAACTGTTACGACGTGTTGCCGAGGTTCTAGCATGTCGCGAAAATATCCATAGTGATCAGGGCGCCATCGAGCTGAGGTGAACTCAGGCTCAATATTTGAGATTCCGTATCGATACGTCCCTGCTTTTTCATTTCTTGGTAGAGGGTCTGCCGGAGTGCTGACTGTTGCATTGCTTCCACTTCCAATTTTGTGACCGAAATTGTAAAAACCATCCGGGTCTACATTTAACCAGAACTCACGATACAGGTATCTCGTTCGAAATATCAAGTCTCTGGTTATTAGGAGACCAAATCTCTCGGCAGTTCTATCATCGTCCGTCGCGTATATTCTACTATTCGTCTCCTCGGGCCCACCGTACCGATCGATTTGGATAAACCCTCTCGGAATATTAACATTTCTCTCTGGATCAAATTGGAACGGGAACTGATTGGCTAGAAACCCACCCCTTTCTAGAAGATCTCTTTCAAAGTCTAGCCAATCTATAGAAATTTTTTCAAAATTAGATATGTTGAAAACTTGATTGTTATACAGCTGAACATCTATGTTGGTGCTTCCGTTAAGAAAATCGGCGTAGCTTGGTAAACAGCTGTCATACGTTCTTTCCTTAGCGTCGGATAGCTTCAAAAATCTCTGCAAAGAACCTGTTATTCCTGCCTGCCCTAACGAAACTCTCGATATAACACGTCGTGACTGATCCTGGTTGGTTGTTGAGAAAGTGACTCCATCTGATAACGGGGTCGCCATACTTCCTGTAACGATGTCATCGAGATATGATCCGTAATACGAAGAAACCGGACTAATTTGGAATTGATCGAATTGAGGTTCAGCACCTATGATCTCATGAATAGAGTTTGATGATAGATCCTGGTTTAAGGTGGACTCTACATATTTTCCATCTTTTATTAAGGATCCGTACATGTTGATGTTTATGTCACCCGGTGGGAGTAGCATGTACGAAGCAGGAGATTCGAACGCCGATGTTTCATTTCCTTCATAGTACTTGTCTGCAGGAATTCCTGCATCGATGCCTAAAACTAGTTCGTCGCCCGGGAGTAAAAGGTACGGAGATTCGTAGACAGTGGATTCGTCTATCGATGATGGTATGTAACGATACGCCGATGGTGGAAAAGCTCTATCTACCTGATCGTAGTCTAAGAGAGTTTTTGTCAGAGATCCTGATACGGTCGGATCAAAATCATCGTCAAAGCTCAGTCCCGCTCCTGTCAAATTTCTTGCGTCACGCTCATCATTCGTGAAAATGAAATTCTCGCGTCTACGATCTAAGTTTGAAATTCCGAGCGGGGTAACTGCTGCGTTCAGCCCAGTGTGAGTTGTGTATGTGGGCGGAAGCAAAGTCCCACTCAAACCGTATGCACCTTGAAAATATTGATAAGATCCATGCGTGTTTCTCGAGCTGTAAGTTCGTCCGCCCGCCCAGAAATTCTGCAGAAGCACCGGCGCTGGACCTGGGTTACTGGGATCATTGAAGCCAGTTCCGGGCGCGCCGGGCAGAGGAAGCTTGTATGGCCAACCCCCCAGATTAAATAAACTCGAGCCAACAGGATAAGCGGCGCCCCCTCCGTTGTAGAATGAGCATGATCCGATGAGACGTGACGTTGCTTTCAAACCCGGAGAAACAACAGAGGGAGTCATCTCAAGTCTTACTTCCCTCGTGGTGCTTCCATTGACGGGTAGTCTCACGCTAAAATTTGGTGAGTGTAACGGGAGAGCGCTGCAGGCTGCTGTATCAATCACACAGACGGATGCCGAGGCAATCAAATACCTTTTTGACGTTGAGATGTCGGTTGTACCATCGACCTCGGTAGATCCTCGTCTAGATTGCCTGTAGAGGAATACGGTGTAATTTTCCATGTCCCGTAAGTTTGGGCTACCGCCGTGAAACAGACCAACTTTCATAGAAACTGTTAGCTTCTCGAGTAAAAACGGTGACGAGATCTTATCGCTAATTGAGAAAACTTGGGATGCTGTCGCGTGGTAAACAGACCCGTAGTGTGGTGCCTCGCCGAGTATAGTCGGGTGACCAACGCTTTCATACCCCAACGTTCCGTATGTTGCAGACGGAATTGTTGAACCAGCGATATAAACGTTGGGAGACCACGAAAACTGAAATGGAGCGTTGTAGCTCGTGTTTCCTATTGATCCTGCTATCTTTTCATAGCTAACGCACGTTGAAAAATCTCGAGAAATTCCAGTTGCAACGTCGACTGAGCCCTTGTCCTCCCACGAACCACGCGAAGGATTGAAATAGCAGAACCCTGTGACATCTCTGCCAGCAAAAAGTCCGGTAGGATCTAGGGCGTCTCCTTTCAACGATGAGTATCTTGTTACGTAATGGTTCTCATTATTGCTAAATCTAAAATTGACGATTGTTTTTGAGGCAATCTTTCCAGAAAGTCCTGGTACAGTTGATTCACTCGTACCAGTTAGATAGAAACTTGAAAGATCCAAATCTTTCGAATCTTCGTTAAACGGACCGATAGTCTCAGTCGGTGAATAATGCAGATGATTAGGCTGCTGGTACGATTTTATTGGTAGTGAGGCGCTGATATCAGACTCCTGTCCTACGATATCAACAGCCTGTGAGATGAATGAGCTTCCCCTTGGTAACATCGCAGGAAAGACTACGTTTCCAGACTCTGAGAAGATTATTGTTGTTTTATCGCTGAAGCTTGACGTCAATACGCCCGTCCGAGTGGTATCACCCGTGCGACGCGTGGTGGAGTAAGAGCCGGGTAGGTCATCGAGCTCACGGATCATAAGACGCGGAGAGCGTGAGATGAATCCAGACCCCGTGATGTAATTTGTTCCCGTTACTTCCTGTCTAATTCTAGGCATCTTACCTCTTCATCCCTGCGTATGCAATTGAATCTGTACCCGGAGAATCCTCCAAGTTAACGAATTGACCACTGCGAGCTGATATTGATCCGCGCGGAAAAAACTGCTCCGCGGAGACCCGACCTAGAGTTGCAGGATAATTCTCAAAGTATGTGGTGCTCTGATCTGAATTCTGCAGCAGATATAACGCGTTAGCTTGATCTGAGTCTAATTCTACATTGTAAAACTCGAACGAAGCTACTTTTCCTTGAAGATCGATTGTACTGGTAGAATAAAGACTTCCGATGTACATATCGAATGATGAATTTTTAGGTGATGTGAAAGTACCGTCAGTTGCTGTCCCGCCCGCGTCTAGATTTCCATTTACGTATACCTTCAATGCTGTGGCTGGGTCTGTCCCGCCATTGTAGGTGAGAGTAATGTGATACCAAATTCCTGTCGATAGGATGGAAGATTGAGATTGAATATATCTGTTTCCCAGAACCGTGCTGCTTGTATCATTCACTCTAAATTGCACACGTCCCGTGTTGCTTGCAATCGCGCAATACTCAGCTACTTCACCGCTACCAATTTTTGCAAATATTATCTGATTTCCAGATATCACGTTGAGTTTAAGCCAAAAGCTAATGCTAATTCCTGATCCAAGCGACGCAATTAAAGCGTTGTCATGATATATCTTAACGCGATCTAATGCTCCTACCCCAGCGTCCGTTGTCAGGTCTATACTGCCACGATTTGTGATGTATCCCGGGTAATCTCCTAGATCTACAACTGCTGCATTTTCTAATGTTCCATCGTTTCCATTTCCCGTCTTATCGACTATCGTATCACCAGATGAAGCAGCTTCCTCAAAGTTTAGGTGCATAACGATTAAGTTTCTAAAATCATGTTCGATCAGTGACCCATTCAAGATCGTGTAGTAAACGACGTTTGCTGGATCCCAATCTGTCAAAGTTTGATTAAACGAATAACTCTCTGTGTATGTCCCGACGTTGTAATTCTCTTGGTCTTCCCAATCTGTTCCATCCTCGAAAGGTGGAGCGAGGTCCGAAGGGTCAGAAAAAAATCCAGGTTGCGGCAGGCCCAACGTGTCCTGCTCAAAGCACTCATCTAGGTAAGGCTCCGCAGATCGATCTACGGGATAGACATAATCAACGATCAGGTTACCACGCCGACGTACGTCCTCGGCTGCATTTGAGAGAGCAGCGCGAACGCCATGCGGTTCGTAAGGCCAGTCTATGGAGTTTCTGGATGCACGAGCACGAATTGTCAACGGCTCGATAACTCCGTCATATCCGTCCAAGTCCTTAGCTGATAGATTCCACAGGACCTGTGGGTAAATCAACGTTGAGCCAGCATCCTGTATGAATGAGACAGGATCGAATTTCGCCATATCCTCAAAAATTGTATCGTCTTTAAACTCTTTTGGAGCTCCAAAGGACAGCTCCTCACGTTCAAAGTTAGGAAACTCCTCCACCTTACCAGTACCGACGGCGGTTGTCAGATTCTCATCGTAAATCCTAACATTATCTATGCGCTGCCCATCTACAACAAGAATATTGGAGTTCAGCGGTCTGATTTTAGGCATCATCCCCTGGTATACCTGTCCGAACGTGCGTAGCTCAACGCCTTGCAGGCTACCTGATATCGATTCGTTTCCGATCGTTATCGCTTGTGATGCCATCAAAACCTCCTAATTGTACCTACAACCTGACCTAACTTTATCGTTCCGCGGAGACCTCTCCGATTATTTTCGCCGATGTAAATCCCGCTCTGTAAGTAGTTGAATTTTGATCTTTCTAACGAGTGAGGTTCAATGACGTAATTAGAGCCTAAGAATCTCGTGTTACCTGGCATAAACTTTTCAATTAAAGCCCCCATCGATGAATCAAACCACCTAAAGAATTCATACAGCTGCTTTAGCTTAATTTTCTCAGTTAGTCTGTTGAAGTAAACGTCTCTTAGCACGTCCAATCGCGGGTAGTCGGGTGAGAACTGAAGTTCTGGAGATCCGATTGCATCGTCAATTTCGTCCAGCGTGGCAAAGATTTTTGCGATGTCTTCATCTAAAACTCTGGTAGCAGACACTTCGATTGAGAATCTCAGATCGTCCAGTGGAACTTCTGATCTTATCGTTTCATACGCAGGTGCCACCATGACTCCCTCACGAGCAACTTGATCGAAATCTTGAAAACTTCTGATTCTTATCTTGTTATCCGTTTGAGCTTCATCGAACTGCATCGATATAACAGAGGACGTCAGCCTTTCATTCTGAATCACCTGTGATCCTGATCCGAAGCCAGATCCTGTGAGATGGTATTCATTCTGAGAGTAATCGAATATTCTGATACCACCGCTCGAAGCCGACGATGTCACCTCCTGGCTGCATGCAGCATCGATTCGTAATCTCTCCCAAGAACCCGACTGATTCAATACGAAGTTGTAGTTTTTCGAAGGAGTTTCCACACCCACAGACTCAACGTTTCTAGCATGCTCTAGAAGCTCAACATCACTTAGTAATTTGGTCCAGAACCTCAGACGACCTATTTTTCCGCTAAACATGGATTCCTGGGCGTCTGCTGGAGCTGCTGTGGAATTTAGAAAATCATTTCCCGCTACATAGATTGATTGTGGACCTACGCATATGAAAGATCCGGATGTGTTGTAAGTTGAAATAGTGTCGATGACAGTCCCTTCATCGAAATATGATCCCGTAGCTTTGAAATAGTCAGATGACTCAGAGTTCTGACGTGCTGCCCAAATATAATACGACGAGCTGGGTTCATTCTCAGTTACGTTTCTTCCGAATGACACGTGCCAGATCGATCCGTCAAATATGCTGCTGCCGGTTAGCGTCAGCTGCATATGTGGAGCTGATAATGATGATGTGGTTGACACGTACAAATCTAACGATGACGTTGCGGCTCCCGCAGTAGCAACGAGATTCGCGATAACGCCTTGATTAATGCTCGGCGATGATGTTCCTGTCACGTGAAGACGTGCAAGACTCTGCACGTTTGGATGCGATACGCCCGGCTCAAATTTATAAAATGCTTCATATGACCATGAACCTGATGTGAATAATCCATCTGAAACAGTGTTTGACAAGCTTGGAAGTCCAGGCTCAACTCGAGAGGCGCTCAAATACGAGCTCGAGATGAAAGGCAGCGCATCAGGAACTCCAGTGGTAGCATCGTAGTTAACAGTCCCCGTGAACAACGATCCGCTGAAGTTCAACATACCTTGGACGACAGATCTCTTAGTTCTGTTCGGCAATATGTAACCGTCTTTTGTGCCGCCGTATTCTTTAAACTTTAGTATGCTATCAGGCTCGATTCCTGCAGCTCTGATCAAGCTCTTGACGGCATGCAACGTTCCCTTTGACTTTAGAACGTTTGGAAGCTCATGCAGTATCCTTCTCCAGATCGTGTTTTGAACAGTCTGATATGACACAGCGAGCTGCTCTGTCTCTGGATCAGATGATTCTCCTGTTATGAAGCGCTCGGCGGAGACGCTTCTAAACATGTTTGGGAGCTGAATTCCATAGTAATTTGCAAGGTCGGGGAGCATCTGATCTGATACGGTACCTGAGTCTGTGTAATCCGTTGCTCTTAGCTTTGACATATGATCGATAAAGCATTTCGTCTCATCAAATTGCTTCGCCCATGTGTACAGAAGCGAGCTGATCAACTGTATGGATCCTAGCTGCGTATTTCTAGGTATAGTGTTGCCAGAACCTATTGAGCTGCCCGCTTCTCCATCTATGCTATCTAATACGTAAAACTCTTGCTCAGCCTTCAGATAATGTTGAGGTATTAGTTTCGTAATTAAGTTAGGGTTATTGGCATCGTATTGAGATGCCGATGCTAGCAATGACGAGTTAAGCGTAACAACGTCAGGGTGATCAGGGAACAGCACGGGTGATAGATTCAGCTTCTCATACGTTAGAGGATTCTGCTCATGAGCGACTCTCTGCGATGCAGAAAAGTTTGTGATGCTGGCATGTAATCCATTCCCAGAGTGATCGATCACTGTCGAACTGTTTGTATAAGATCCTGTTGGTTCATTGAATCGATAGTGAAGCTTTAACTTCGGCTCTGGATAAACTGTGTTTCTCATGCTAGAGCTAATTTCAGATATCGATCTGTTGCGATGATAAATTCGTAAATCATCGATTGATCCTGAGAATTTTGACGATGGTAAGAACGTGTATGTACCTGCAACGTGAGAAGATCCAGTTGCAATAGTTAATGGGCTACTTTTAAAGTCTATCTGCCCGATGTAATTCGACACGCTGGATGATGATACAAGTTCGCCATCGACGTACAAATAAAGTCGATCGACCCCTGAATTTCTGTTGAACTGAGCTCCTAGCGAGAAAAATTGACCCTTACTAATTTGAGTTGAAGCTGTCATGTAGGTAGAACCTGACGTGACATAAAAATCTAAATTACAAGAGCTAAGAGATACGCTTTCTGACAATGCTAGAGTGAAACCTTTATCAGAGCCGCTAATCTTTTGCAGTATGACTTGGTTGGAATTTGCAACGTCAGATACAAAAAGTTGCATTTCCAAAGTCATAGATGAGTAACCCGGATCTAGCTTTGGATCTCCGGATGCATCTTTTGACATTTCGGATATCTCAGCTCCCGCTGCGTCAGTTACTCTAATATGATTTGATCCATCAAAATTTAAATAACCTACACTTTTCGGTGAATTATCGTAGATGTATTTTTCAAAGCCAGTTAAAGAATCAAAAAATTCTTCCATCTCCAATCGAGTTCCGTCAAATGGAAATCTATTGAATATCGTTTCAAAAGCAACGTTAGTTTTGACCTGCGCAGAGTTAAAGAATGTGTGATTTTCAAACAATGACCAGTCGATCGGAAGCTGCTGAGTTGACTTCAGACCAGTTCCGGGAGGATCAAGTCTAAATGACGATGTCGGACTTACGCTTAAGTTTGAGATGTCGGCAGACGTAACGTCTCGTATGACCGAGCTATTTCCATTTAGCTCTTTCATAAGTTGATCGACTGAGAATCCCCCTGCAAATAACGAGTTTGACACGATCACTCCACCGTAAATCTAACGTTTTTGTCTTCAACAATATACTCAGACCCCCTATCGATGACCAGATAGTCGATCGTAAGCAGTCTACCTTTCGGAAGTCCGTCGGTATGTAAATCAAAGAATAATCCGCTAGAATCGGAAGAGAGTCTCGTACCGTTGTGCTGCCGCTCAAACGGAACGTACACGTTTCCTTCTATATCCTTCACGCGGAAGTAAGTCTCTGGCGTTGAACTTACGGTGGGTTTTGGAATTCTTGATGACGATGGTTCGTAATTCGAATCGTACGAGAACAATCTAACTCGATGTAAGCTGTTCACATTGTACTTGCTCTTCACATTCGTTGAATACATCCTAAGTTGCCGTGGAACAGCATCGAAAGTTGTTCTGGTAGGAAGAGAGCAAGTAAGAAATGTTGAGACAAAAGTTACGCTGTTGTCGAGTGATTTCCACTTTTCGCTAAATACAATCGATCCAGACGCTGTGATATGATCAGCAAGTGTTAACGAGCCGCTGACCACAGATGAGTTCTGCGCTGAAATATAGAATGATCCGCTGTAAGAGCCTGTTACAAAATTTGATCCCACCATCTGCTGCGAAGCTGTGACAGTGGTGCTGAACGATCCGGTGGATAGAACTATGTGCAGGCACTGATTCCCAACGATCGGCGCTGACGCTGACAGAAGGTTGGCTTGACTAGAACCTACAAAATTTCTAAGGTACAGCGTTCCTGTTGCATCGAACGTTGCGCCAGCGTGAGCATCGAAAATTGAGCTATCACTGTGAACTTCTAAGCGCGGACGCAGATGTTGCTGCGTAACGTGACGAGATGCAAATCTCTTTACGAATCGAGTTGTAGTGTCAGATTCCTGGCTCGAAGTGAACGATAAGATGAAACCATTATCTGGTATGATACCAGAGATCGTGGCTGATAACACGTCGCTAACGTCAACGAAAAGTTCCTCGTTTCCATCGATAAATACTTGCTTACTCTCAAGCGATCTCAGCCCTTGGCCATCGAATAGATTACCGGACGCGTAATAGTCTATGCCTGCATCGCCAACAGTGCCCGAGGAGTATGCGCCTGATATCGTCCACGTTGATCCAATTGAGGAACTCAGGTAATTAGCAGCTCCGACATCAGAAAACGCTGATACGTCTCTGCCTTCTCCCTCTTCGAAAGATTTTGCAAGCGGAAAAATTGAAATGGTAAAATCGCGCGGAACTGGTAAATTCGACTCTATCGGCAGCAGTCTGATTTTAGCTCGAAAATTTGATGAATTCAAATCAAGAGAGCTTGACGCCAGTTCTTTTACTCTTTCTAAGTCGAATTTTAATAAAATTCGAGAAAGCTCAACATGATATCCAGTCGATCCGGACAGCGTTTCATCGTAGAGCTTAAATAAGTCAAGAGTGCCAGCTCGGCCGACGTTCGCATCCTCAACTCGGGATCCGTCAACTATCTTATTGGTAATGTATGTATCAGCGGATGCTGTAGCGATGATGTACATTAGAGTGCCGTCCCTATGATGTCCTGTTGGGGGTAGCGAAGCTCGAATATGCTACCAGGTGGTCCGTATAGAATTCCACGACGTGTGTACTGCTTAATGTTCAGCGAAACATTTGAGTACGTGCGATCTTGAATTACACCTGATAAGTTCTCAATCTTGAGATCTACAAGGGTCAAAACCCCAGGTGTGTTTATGATAATATTCTGCAGGTCTGATAGAAGTATTGGCTGATCAATTTGAAACCTACTGACATTTAGAACCTCAGACAATCTTGAGATCACCGTTTGCAAAGTTGCAGATTTGTTAGAGTTAGGATTCACGAACACGGTGAATTTGACTCTAAAGTTGATTACCCTAGCGTCAAGCACATCAATTGCGTCGCTTATTAGACGAAACTCATTTAGATAAATTCTTAGATTCTTTTTCAAAGTGTCAGGCGAAATCGTTAGAAATCCGTTGATGTCTTTGGAGCAAATGAAAAGTTGGCTTGCAAGTGGGTTATCTGGACTCGGTCTAACTGCAGCTCTGTAGACACGACCTAACTTAGATGGAAGCGTGTACACTCTAGAAATTAGATCTTCTTTTGTGACAATTCTATCCTGCTGCGATCTAGCAGCTGGAATCTGCGCTCTAAAATCCTCTATTGTTGGTGCTGAGTCTCCGCCTGATGCCGCCTGATCATTTCGAACGTCAAATGATGTTCTTACGGAGTTTGCAACGGCAGCAGAACACTCATCCGGGAATTCCATATTAAGAACCGACACTCCTCTAATTGTTCTCGATGCAACGTTATGTGATATTCCTCCTCCGTAACGATAGACAACATTTATCGTTGTGTTGTTCGGAAGAATTCCCAATGTCTTACTTTGAAGCAACGAATTTGGATCTATAGAGAATCGACTCAATGTTGTCGTTCCATAGAGAGGAAGCGCCAGAGTCTCAGGGTCTGGTATCGCGTCATCCTGTGTAGTTAATGAATTTCCACCTCCGAACTGGATCGTTGAATTCTTGCTCACAGGATCTATCGTGTGTACGAATCTTCTCGGAGCTGGTATGACCTCGATTGAGCGTGGTACTTCCTCCGCATCACTTGACATGTTAGGAAATGTTCGAAACACCGTGTCCTGACTCAGGCTTTGAACCTCAAAGTACTCGTTTCCTTCTGCGTCTTTCACGCTCAATACTTCGCTCACGTTTGAGTTTGAGAGAGTTATCGTAAAAAATGGAACAGGATTCGCTGTTATATTGAAGTTTTCGGACGCAATATCACCTGAGACGCATGTCACGCTTCTCTTTATCACAAAAGTAGTAGGATTTCCTGACGCGTCCGTATCACCGATTGTATAATTTGCTCTCAGATTTCCGAGCCTATCTTTTTCTGCAAAATCGACGTCTTCAGCCGTCGTAAATACGATGTTGTTAGTCGAGATCAGACGAGTGTTCTGCAAAATTCTAGGAAGCGCGACCTCATCAGGAACGTATTGACCTGCAACAATCTTAGAAGGCACTTCGATAAACATCGAAACAGAAACTGTTGCGGGTGATGCTCCGCGAGCTTTTATTCCAGCTTCCCGTATCATCCTGGTTAAATTTGAGTTTTCAACAGCTGTTGACCACGAAAGTTCTCGAAATTGATGATCCATGTAAAATGACATGCTGTCAGATACTGACGCAGCCAAATCAAGAAGTAATCCGCCCAAGCTTGCTTCTGAAAAATCCTGAATCTTGTCGCCGAAATAAGCTCTAGCATAACGAAGCAATTCATTTCGATACGAGTCGAAATCTTTGGCTACGTATGTTCTATTTCTAGCTACTTTGAGCTGCTGATCGCCTGCCATTCATTCACCCGCTAAAGTTAAAGATGATGCTAATAGACTGTTCCGTAATCTGAGCACGAGGTACTGAATACGTTATTACCATTTTTAGACGTGCAACAGATCCGTCCGTTGTCTCAACCGGAGCTGTCAAAAAGTTCTCAAGGGAGACAAACGGCATGTATTTTGATACGGCTCTCTGTATTCTAGCCATAGCCTCTTCATCTCCATCGCTTGAGCCAAGCTCGTGAGTGAGAGATTTTAAATTAGCTCCGAAATCTGGAAAATTCAACCTCTCATACTGATTTGTCATCAGGAGATTGATGAGATTATCTCGAATTTGATCGGCAAGTGATCTGTGCATTTTGAAAATGCCATCAGTTCCCTCACCTAACTCGAGAGGTGTCTTAATTCCGATCGGTGGTTCTACAACAGCAGCAGCATTGACGCTATCAAACTGATTTTTTTTAACGCCAACGCTGCTGAAGCTGTAAGATCTTGAGGATGCCATGCTGTCCCTTACACCATAAATAATCCGGTAACAGCTTTCTGACCTACTACTAGCATCAATGAACTGAGATCATTCACCGTAAATAGTTGTTGATCCCAGCGGGTTCACGCCGTCAGCCGTGTTTAATTTGAGAAATGCAATTTTTGCAGTTAGAGTGGCTAACGTCTTTGATGCAGCCAGCGTCAGAGTTGTGCCAGCAGCAACTGCTCCAGCAACTGGGCCGCCTGCGTTTGTAGAAGTTGAGAGAGATCCGGCAGCCGTTACAATCTCCGAGCATAGAGTACTGAGATCAGTCAAAACACCGGTCAGGAAAGAAACAACCGCGCTTTGCTTGAGATACGGTTCTGTCGCCCCTGAAGTATTATAGCTTGATAGTATAATCTGACGAGCAGCAATTTGCAGCTGACCATCACTGTACATCATGATTGCAGAACCATCATTCTTTCCTTCTGATGGTTCTTTCACGATTCTAATTGATCCTACGTTACGAGACACCAGTCTCAAGTTGTCGGACTTTATCACAGCGAATGCACCGCGCTCGTTAGGGGGAGAATCGTTACGTTTAGTAGCTTCGGGCAGCACAGAACCAAGCAAAACATCTGGATGATAGGATGAACTTGTCTTAGACGAGTTTGAAGTTAGATAAATTCTCGTTGCATCTGATATGAAGTGCGCGTCACCCTCAACGATAGACTTTTCGCGTTTATCAATTTCCTCTAACCCAAATTCATTCTTTATGCTTTTTCCGCTGGTAGCCTTGTAGTCGGTCTTCGTTTTTTTAAACCCACGACCGACAACAATGTCGATCGCAGGATGACCTGCTTCAATTCCCTCTGGTGGATTATTGGCGTTGTCTATCAAATACTTGTCCGAAGCCCAATGCCCGCGCTCTTCTCCTAACATTATCAATGAATTGTTAGATCCCTGTAATACCAGATCTCCGGGTCTCTTAGTATATCTTGGAACAGGTTCAAATCTATGAACTTGATTCGCCAGATTCACAAGCTCTATCATTTCCTGCGGATTTGCAGTTGGACTTTGCCATGAGAATGTTTGAAGCTCATCCGGCTCGACGGTCGGACCATCAAATTTTTCGCTAGCTTTTGGTTTTTCTTTCTCAGGTACCTGCGTGAAAGTGCGAGTGGAGAATGTGTAATTCACGTCCTCAACATGATTTGGCTCACTCACTCTCGAGATCCAATACGCGATCGACCCCTTGTTTTCTGGATCTTCGTATATGAACCAGACGTATTCTCCTGGCTTCACAGGCATACAAAAATGAGATGAAAACATCGGATAGCAGACAACGGATGTTCCCGACTTCTTAGCTTGTCCTTCCGACACCGTTTTTACGATAACAGTGTTTCGTGGAAAGTTTTTCATCGCGTCCGATGTAACGTTATCCTTATTTTCATCAATAGATCTGTTAGTAATCGATGCTTTGGACGTTGAGCTTAAAACATCTACAACCAAACCCTTGAAGAATGTCGTTGCCAT